CCCAACTATCATCAAAGCGATCATCTTCGATATATCCGTGAGTTATTTCTTCTGCAATCATTGATTGAATTTTGGGGTTTTTTGCTCTTCGGGGTTTTTGATTTGTTGCATCTTTATAAACAGTTTCTGCATATTTATAAGGGAGAAACTCTTGAACCTGCTCAAGAGTTCTCACCTTTTTTGGAAATGCAACAACGAACGACGACGAACTCGAGTTTGTTACAAAATCCGCTTTTATTTTCATTATCCATCCATCCAACATTCTTCAATGTGACCGACCTCCGTTAAGATGCCGAACGCATTTTTGATTTGTATTTTGGCTCTGCCTTTAAATTCTGCAAGAGTTTCATCATCCCTCATTTGAGTATAACAAAGTCCAACCTGGAGATCTCCAGTATAGTAGTCATAACCAAATGAGTATTGTAAATCTGTTTCTTCGAGCATTGTATCAATATACTCTTGAATGTCTTCCTCTAATTCCGCTGGGGTTACATTCTCATCGTTCACTTTTGCTGCAAGAGCTCCCCATGCTTCATCCGTGATTTCACGAACGTCTATATTGCTTCCCATAACAACAAATGATGATGAACTTGAATTTGTGACAAAGTCGACCTTTACCTTCATGTTTGACCTCTTTCGCCTGTCAGAATCCTATCGGACAGGTATTGGATTTTTGTTGCAGAACATCACGAAAGAATTTAAATGAATCACCAGTGTTCCACACATCTTCAAGGTTATCATTCAAATCAATTTCTGTACTGCACTCCGCAAAACTACACGGCTTGAATTTCATATCAGGTGTTATATATCCTGACATTCTTGCGGCTTCACAAGTGTCGATTGACATTGCTTGCAACCCTTCTGGTGTTTGATAATTCAAAACATGATTTGCCAAACAACTATCCATCCCGACTTTAAATTTACATTTTGGGGTAAGGATTCTATTTGACATTACTTCCAACTGTATTTCTGTTGGTTTTAGGAAGCGCAACTTCTTCCCACTTCCCTGCGGTTTGAATAGGAGAAATATTACAGCATTTAACCGATCAATGTCAACTCGGCCTGACCAATAATCAATGCCGTTTATTAAGGATGTGCATTTATGGAATGTTTTTGCGTCGAAGATCTGGTGGATGTTTGTTTTGATTCCTGCATCCATGAATCTTTGCAGGGCATCATATGTGAAGTCTTTTTCGTAATCACTGACAGCAACGGCTCCGCACATTTTAGATATTTCAATTTCATCATCCGTGAGATCAATCCCGCTTGTTGTGTAGTTTGGCACAATCCCATTCTTGCGGCAATACTCTAACATATCGGCAAATTTTGGATGTTTGTTTGGGTCACCACGTCCACCTAATGCAACTTGGTTTGTATGGTGTTGGACAACATCAATGATGCTCATGAAGTCTGATAACCTCATATTGGGCATTTCTTCATGCCCTTGATAACAGAATGGGCATTTGTTTTTGCAGGTGCCCATCACCCCTATATCAAGTAATGAGGGCAGACACAATGAGAATGGATCTTCTTTTCCATTTATTCCTTGAAGTATTTCTAATCCTGTTGTTGAATTGAATAGTAACTCATAATCATCGTTTGCAAAACGCTTATCGAATTTTAAAACAACTCCCTTTTTCGGTATCAAGGTATCTCCTTTACAGTTTCTTCATGCCCTCATTTTTGTCTGGAGCATCATTTAAAGGTTTAAGTGTTTCCGGTTCAGCAATCATTTCTGGTTGTTTTTTGTCTTTTGGATCTTTCTTCTTTTCGTCATCAGATGCTTGAGTTGACTTGTCACTCAATTCATTTTTGAGATCATCAACAATAACAGTTGCTTCCTCCTTTAATTGATTGCCAACAATTTTCAATTCCTCTCTGATTTGATTTACAGAATCACGAAGTGTTGATCCTTCTGGTGCCGGAGAAGATTGAACGATTTGGTCTTGATCTACAACTTCAACCTCATTTTTATCATCATCGAAAATCATATTATACCCACCAATCAATATCAAAATCCAAAACCAATTAAAAGTAAATGATACTTTCTTCCTTGCCATTGCTATCCCCCTTTCAAAAAAAATTGCCAACATGTTCATATCAGTAATTTATATATATAGTTTTGTTAACTAAAAAAAATGAGATATCCCCATCTTTTTAGAACAAAATATAAATCTTGGTGTCTATCCTATACGGTCAATAAAAATATGAACTTAGAAAAATATTTGGAACAAATTCAGGGTACAGAAGAAATGAGTGGTGCCTCTGCTGCAGCAGGCATTGGTGCTACATATGATGCGTTCCCTGGTTCGAGTAGATACCCGAAAGTCGGTGATAGAGTGAAGAAAAAGAAAAAGAAACAAGTACTACGAGTTGCATACCCAAACGAGGCGGTTGTTAAATCGACTCAAGTTATGAGGGCAATGATTGATCTTGATAGAACAATACATAAATACTCAAAAAGTTGGCAGGATGGATCTGTTTATGATGATCCAGTTCCAGGTGCCAAACAAGTTATTGATTGGTTAAAATCGAAAGGGTATGAAATAGTTATATTTACAACAAGAGCTTCAGCCGAGAATGCTAAAGAGCATGGACAAGATGTTAATGAACAAATACAAGGTGTTGAAAACTGGCTAAGCAACAACGATATACCATATGACAGGGTGACCGCTGAGAAATTAAACGCCGATTTTTATATAGATGATAAGGCCATTCATATAAAGGATGGTAATTGGCTGGAAGTTCTGAAGGAAATCAAATCTAGAATCAGTCATAATTTGGAGGATTAAAAAAATGGGAATCAAAAACTCATTTGCAAAAGTTCCTAATAACAGATTAACCCGTAATTTCGGTGGAACTGTTGGTGGGGTCGCTGACCCTTACGTTACTGGTTATCACTTTATGTACATGACCAAAATACCAACACAGCTACCTGATTACGCCGGATTGGATACAGCAACAATTCAAAATCTGTTAGCGGGTGCATGTTTATCTGTAACACCTCCAGGTGGAACTCTTAACAAAGTTGAGTTTACAGGCCTCGGAGGAATTAAGTGGGCGGTGCCTGCGAATATTGATTATGGTAACTCTGTATCTGTTAAATTCTTAGAGTTTAACGGTGTACCAATTCTTAATATTATGCATGGTTGGGTCAAGATGATCAGAGACTACAGAACAGGTACTACTGACCTTGTTGATGGTCCACAGGGTGCTGGTTATACAAAATCCACATATGCTGCAATTATGTATTACTGGACTACAGCGCCGGATGCAAAAACCGTTGAGTACTATGCGTGCTACGATGGTGTGTTTCCAACAAAAGACCCACAAGATTTATTCACAAGTGACGTTGAAACTGTGGGTAGACTTGATACAGAAATCGAGTTTAACGTCGACTATATCTGGCATGAAAACTGGGTAAAGGACAAATGTCAAGCATTGGCAGATGAAGTATTTGCACAGAAAGCTAATACAATTGAACCTTATGGTAATATTGTAGCGGCAGCCAGTTAATTGAAATAATTTAAATAAAGAGTGAATGAAAGGAGTTCAAAATGTTTAAGGGATTTAATATTAAGTACCCGGAGTATGAGGTCATTACACCTCAAACGGGTAATTCGTTCCATGTAAGATCACTTACTGTACAAGAAGAAGAACGTCTAAAAGCAAGCTTAGTTACACCATCGAAAATCAATGATCATTTAAACAAATGTATTTTCGATGCTTGTGTTGTTAAACCCGATGGAATGGGAACTTATGATGAGTTTCTAAGAGGGACAACATTAAAGGATCGTGATGCATTGCTTTATGGTCTATACCACATTACATATGAAGATATCCGAAATTACGATGTTACATGTGGGTCATGTAGAAAAGATTATGCGATCACTATAAAGGCTTCGGCCACGTTTGATCATAATCCTTATCCTGGAAAGGATATTCTGTCAAAACAAATTGATGTTAAACTACCTTTATCAAAAGGAGTTATTGCTACAATCAAGCAACCGACTCTATATGATGAAAGTGTTGCATTGAAAGCTATGGGAATTGGAGTTTCGTCTAATATGGACTTGTTGACAGAAACTTTGATTTTAATCAAGTTTCAACATAACCCTGAAGATGGTGGGGATTCAGTTGTTTATTCAGAAAGAGAAGATGTTATGGATGCTTATAAGTCTCTTCCTGCAAAGGACAAGAGAGCTATTTACAATAAATATAGGGAACAGTTCGGTCAATATGGCATTCTTTTGCAAATGACAACCAACTGCATACATTGTGGGCACAATGAGCAGATGGATATCGATCTTGTAGAAAACTTTTTTCGCATGGTGCACTCAATCTGATACCGTAGATAAATATCGTGACATACTTGTATCAAATATTTTCACCTGTATGGAGATGAGTAAACAATCATATGGGGAGACAATGTTAATGCCGGTTAAAAGATTTCAAGATTATTTGAAGTGGAAGACCGATCTTGAAGATGAAAAACAAAAGATGTTGTTAGAGGGAGCAAGCTAAAATGGCAAATTTATTGCAGAGATTCAATACAGAAGTAATTGGTTCTGATGATAGACTCTACGATTATGTTGCCAAAATTGGAGCTAAGGGTGACTTTAAAAGAGTTAAGGACATTGATGTTATTATCACATCTTGGAATAACATCTTGATGACTCCAAGAAGAACTTATCTAATGGATCCAGAATATGGAAGCGACCTCCACAAAATTCTTTTTGAACCGGTAGACGAAACAACAGTTGAGAGGATTAAGACTGAGGTTGTATCCCGGATAAGGACCTACGATGATCGGGCAAGAATTGATGGTGTTGAAGTAATTTTAAACTCAAACCGTAAAGGTTTCACTGTCAATGTATTTGTCGATTATGATGGCGAGACAGGAACGCTGTCGGTCAAATTTGATGATAGTACTGTTGTAAGACAGGACGGGAGTTCAGCTATATAATGAGTGGACAAAAATATACCAACATATACGATTATATACATGAGTATCAAAATCTTGTATATGATTTTTACAGCAAAGACGTAGTTTCGTTTTTAACAACGTATTATCACATTGATACAGATACTACCATTTGGGAAGATGAAAATGTATTCGCCGGTTCCTACGATAGAGTTGGTGAATATTCGGGCGTCCAATGGAATAAGATATTGTTACTTCCTGTTTATTATTCTGAAGAAATTTCTACCGCATTTGATGGTCAGGATATGGGATATGTAAAAGAAAACGATACTTCTTTTGTAATTCCAAGTACATATGGCTTCACGCCACTACCCAATGATAAAATCAAATTAGAGCAAGCATACCTACAACCAGATAATAATATTTATCCAATATTCAATGTTACAGGGGTAGAAAAATCTGTAAACACACAAAGGACATTCTGGAAATTAAAAGTAAAGGTTGAACAAAGTGTTACTGAGGATCAACTAAATTTGCAGGTTTCAGACATATATTCATTTGTTGATTATGATAAAAAAATCCATACGTTAGAAGATGCTCAATTTATATCTTTGTTATTATCTAAAAATGAGAACTTAAAACGATGTGTTAAAGAACATTTATACGACTCAAGAAGTGGATATTACTTTGCAAATAATGATGTAGCACCTTGTTAATTTGGAGATAAGAAATGGCAGACGAAACAGTATCAAGTCAGGTATATAAATCAAGAGATCAAATTAGAAACCAGATCATTACTCTATTGAAGCAATATCTGGAACTCGAAAATGTGGATTTAACGAAGTCTTCTTTTTTATCATTTATCGTTGATGCTCTTTCTGCTTTAACAAGCAACACATTATTCTACCAAATATCTGCATACAGGGAATTCTTTTTAACAAAAGCACAATTACCTGAATCTATTTACAACCTATCTGCATTTTTAGGATATAGTCCAAATGAAGCCACCGCAGCAAATGTTGATGTTTTATTTACTATTCCTTTTGGTTTCGATGACTCAATTACATCATTTGAGATTCCTGAAGGGTTTACGGTTACTGCTGAAGGGAATGTTGTCTTTACAACTTATTATTCAACAACCATTAATGTTACAAACAACTCACAAGTGACAATTACTGTAAGGGAAGGAAACAGAACATATAATCTTCCAGTGACAATAGAGTCTGATCAATTTGTATTCATTCTTCCGTTTAGACAATATTCATTAACAGAGCAAGAGTTTGCTGTTCCTGAAGATTTACAACAGTATCAATTTGTTTCTATTGATGTTCCTTTTACAGGTCAAATATCAGAGCAAACAGTTCAAATAAAACCCCTTGAATCTGCTTCATATGAAAGCTATACTGAATACCCAAGTTTGTTTTTAATGGATGCATCCACTAAAGGGTATGTATCGAGAAGAACTGATACCGGTATCAATATTCAATTCGGAAATGGTTTGATTGGATATCAACCTGAAGCCGGTGCCACTATTCTTGTCAATCTTTCTATAACAGAAGGTGCTGATGGTAATGTTATTTCTGGTTCTATTAAAAGTGGAGATCGAATCTATAACACAACCGATGCTGGTATAACTGAGATTGTTCAATATAATATTACCAATCCATCTCCTGCATTTAATGGAGAAGATGAAGAGTCTCTTGAAGAAATAAGAAGAAACGCAATCACTAACATTTCTGCATTAGAAAGAATTGTAACAGAAAATGACTTTGTTAATGCAAATGTTATTATTGACGATTCTCCGATTGGTCCAAACTCATTGCCTGTATTGAAACGATCTGATTTAAAGGTCAATGAGATTGCTCTTTATTCGACCATTTATTTTGGAGATGATCTCGTTCCAACAAGAGACGTCTTTCAAACATTCGGCAGTTTATATATTCCAAGACAGACCATTATAAATTTTGATGGAGTTGATTATTATACAGTTTTTGATATAGAAATTGACGAGTTAAATTCTAATGCTGAGTACACATATATTATGTATGAGATTGAGCAGATTCCTTCATTGGTAACAAGTTATGGATCTGACTACGATCTTTATGCAGACCTTTTAACAGTTGAGAGGGCTGGATCTTCTGCTACATATACACTCGATTATAAGACAACAGAATCTGATTCTATATCAACAACTTGTACAATGGAAATATCAGAAACTGGTGCAACTTATAATATGGTAAACGACGGAACTGCATTTGTTTTATTCTTTGCAAACAATCAAGCAATTCCGAAAGGAGAGTTGACATATTTCTTCACAATAAGTCATCCAACAGAAGGTGATATTGCACAATACTCAACACAGTTTATTTTCAGACAAGATCTAACTGATTTTACAATGTCGGATGTTGTGAGTGATGGTACATCATTTACTGTTTATGACATTCCTACGGTAGAAAAAGATTATTACGATAGCATAGATCAAAGAGATTTTGAAGTTCAAGTTATGCAAAATCTTCTATCTACTTTATCATTCAAAGACTATAGAATGTTGACAGACTTTATCAATTTTAAATTTTCAAATACAACGGGTGTCTTGAGAAATATGCAATTGAATGATGTAGATCATCTTCCGGTGACATCTATACGTTGTAGTGAACCTCTATTGCCTTCAGAGGGAGATCGTTATATAGTTGGTCGTGGAAGCAGCGGAGACTGGAAAGATCACGAAGATGAGATTGCACAATATATAGCTGACGGCACTGCTTTCTTATGGTCTTATGTTGAACCAAAAACAGATCAAATGGTATATGTTATTAATGAATCTTATAAATACATTTATTCAGATGCTGGTTGGGTAAAACCTGAATATATGATACCGTTACAAATATCTCTTGATATATTCAGAGAAGATACTTATACGGGTTCTCTTGGGGCTTTGACTCAATCAATTCGAGAAGCTTTAGTTGAAGCGTTTGAAGAAAGGTTCGGAATCAATGCAGAAATTTACAGATCTGAGATTATAGATGTTGTCCAGGAAGTAGATGGGGTTGATCATTGTAGGCTTAAAACTCCAGAGTCAAGCATCTTTTTTAATTTTGATATTGATGAATTTACACAAACACAACTACTGGAATATGCACCAGAGTATGTATATTTTACAGAAGATGATATAGCAATTAGGGTATTCTAAATATGCAAATATTACACGATAAAGTAAATCCAAATTATAATCAATTAAAGAAGTTTATAACAACAAGTGCTGCAAGAGAATTGTCCGCACTTTCGGAACCTTGCTATTATCCCAAAACAAAAAGATTCTACTTTGAGTTGTTGAATATCCTAAAAATTAAAGATAAAGACGTCAAAGAGTTTGTAAAAAGAACTTATAAGGGAACAAAAGCAGAAAAATTCCAAGTTGTGAATGACGTAGGAACTAACCTTCTTGTGTTTGTTATGCATTATTTTTTAAAGAGCAGAGACCAACAATCATTTTCAGCCGCAATGGCATATTATATGGTCATTCAATATTCTCGGCTTATGCATAAACAAATCAAATATTGTTATCCAGAAGTATTTAAATATACCCTTGATACGCTAACACGAACACACTTATTTTTTAGAGAAAAATCAATCCCAAATAGTCTTTATTATTTATCAACACAGATGCAAAATGCTTACAAAGACGATATTAAAAATTGGGATGTTGATCGTATCATTCATTTTATCCAGGGATCAAGACACAGAATAAGCCAAAGTGTAAAGAGTTTTGCTGAAGCATATTACAGAAATCAAAAAGCTGGAGCTGGAATTAAAACACAAGGTGAACTTCAAGACGATGATGACTCCAATAATTATCAATATCAGGTATTAGAAAAGGGACAAAAAATTGTTGATGATATTACCAAGAAAATAATCTCTTATAAAGTTATTGATAGGGCTGCATTTGATGAAGCAAAGAAAATAAGTAAAGTAAAAACATCAATTGCAACTGTGATTGCAAATGGACTCATGAAAGAAAAACATTATAATAATATAAAGATTGCGTTGCAATTATTTGTTAAAGAAGCGAAAACTGTTGATATGGTGTGTGGGGATGCTTTCTATAAATATGTGAAGCGTCTAATGGCAGTGAAAAGAACTGTTGCTCAATTGTATTTTAAAGCTCAAATAAACATACTTCTCATAGAGGTTTTAAAAGATGCTGGACAACTTAAAACATATGAGAAGTACACGTCACAAACTCAATTTATTATTAATTCTTTTTTGGCATTTTATCTTACTATTATGGTAAGAAGAAGTGTGTGTCAAGTTTAACTTCAAAATGGTAATCTTGCTTTAAGATTGTTATATGTATCCTTTACGGCCTGTGTAACTCTATTCGGTGGATTGTCCTTTTGCTCCGTCGTCAATTCTTCTTGTGTGGGAGCTTGATTTTTTGTAACTAATGCTTGTTGTTGTTCGGCTAACAATCTTTGCTCTTCTTCCCTTCTTCGAGCTGTATTTTGAAGTTGCTCATCTAATGTATATTGTAAAGGAGTTGTGCTATAATTTTTAACATTCGGTTTTGACCATACAAGATTCTCATCTTTTGTCATTGTATCAAGGTATGTTGCTAAAGTTGGTCTTCCAGAGTCAATATTTGGAGCTGCTAACATACTACTGAATAAACTTCCAAATTCAATCCTAACATCTACAACCCCAAGAGTTTGTTTATATGAAATTTGTTGTTGATCTCCACCTTTAATAACAGTGATGTTTGAAATAAATCCTGGATCTAAGTCATATATACCCGGAGACTGTATTCTGTGAATAAATGGCCAACTGAATGTGATTCCATCGGTTGATACGGGTGTTGCAAGTAACATAATTGCCGCTATTGGAGCAGCTATATATTTTTCAGTCGCTTCTCTGTTTCCTGGCCATGGATTATACAATCTTACAGTCATTGTATATGAAGGCTGGAACTGGCTTCCTTTCCAGACCATCGGAAAGTCAATTCTTGATCCTGCCATCAATTTTGATACAACATCAATACCGCCTGTGATGCTTTTTGGTAGAACAGCTCTTGCAGCACCTCCGATTAAATTCCCGCCTGTTCTCAAAGCACCTGCCGCCATTTCTCCCATACTTCCGGTTGAAGCTAAATCGTTTAAAATTTTATTTGCAACTTCGCCCATATCTCTTGCACCACGAATTTGTGCTAATGATGCAGCAGCATCTGATCCGATAGAAGTTAATCCCTGTAAAAAGTTTTCTCCATATTCATTCGCAAAAGAATCCGTTGGAAAACTATCGGCTTGATATGCAAGAACAATACACCCTTCTTTTCCTCCATTGTTCACTGCATACTTAGGTTGTTTCAATCCAAACCCATGAGCGTTTAGTAGATTCAAATAAGAAAGATTGTTTTTTGTTCCTCCACCGCCAAAATAAGGTTCTCGTTTAAATAATGTAAGACCTTTTGTAAACGAAGGAATCCCAGGAAATATTCTTGCTATTGGCATCGAGTCTTCCATTACAGCTTGTGTATCCGCTTGAAGACTTGAAGGTGGTAGTCCAATTGTAAAATCAATTGTTCTGTTAGCAGTTACTTTTCTTGCCATTTTAATCTCCGTCTACTTCACCAGGGATTATGAGTCTGTTATATTCTTTACCCATATAGTCTACAGCAGCTTGTCCCTGATTCATTACATTATTAGTTGTATTTTGTACACTATTAACAACATTGTTGGCTCCAACTATTGTTGCATCCTTAATTGTTTGTGCATGTTTCTCTCTGTCTTTTATCGCTTGTTGTCCAACCTCAAGAGCAGCTTTTCTTTGTTCATTGGCTTGATATATTCCCATAGCTGTTTGACGTTTAGCCATTTCAATTTTATCACCATAATTTCTTTGGATCTTTTCTGTCATTGACAGTTGATCATATGGAACATATGGGGCATCAGCAGCTAAACCAACAGATGCTTGATAGTCAGCAAACCTGTCTTGTAATTGCTCATCGGTAAGAGGTTTATATGACTTGTTGCTCTTTAAGAATTTTAAGAAGTCTGCTTCACGTTTCTTTCCATAATTTCTAGCACTTGTTCCAATGCCTTTTCCACCCATTCCAATCCAGTTAGTCCAAGATGATCTATTTTTTCTTAAAAATGCTCTTCTTGCTTTTTGGAGTGTTTCAGGCGAATATTTAAGATAGTCGTGAATATTCTTTCGCATATATTCAATCTGACCAGCTTTAATGGCAGCTTGATTTCTTCTTCCAAAAGTCCCAACATCTTCATTCCACATTTCTGCAATATCTTTACCCTTCCATGCTCTTGCAGCAAGATTTACTCTGGCCTTTTCCTCAAAACCAAGTCTTCCACCCTCTCTTGCTGCCATTGCAGATTTGTGAGTTGCTGAACTGATTTCGTTTGCATATTCTCTGTCTTTTTGATCTTTCTTTGCAAGCCATCCCTGAATCTTTTCAGTGATGCCTAACATTTCATCAAGTTTCTTTCCTAATTCATATCCAGCATATCCCGCAGCCGCAACAGCTCCAAGTCCACCAAGAGTCTTCAATACAGCTGGATTTTTAAGAAAATTTGTGACTCCTGTGGCCATTGTACTTATCATACCTGCTGCTATTGGGCCACCGGCTGCAAACAAACCTGTGATTGCGGGTCCTATGGTTTTTGTAATGAGACCTTTTAATCCTCCTCCTATAGTTAGAAGCATTGGTCCGAGACGTTTGATGAATCCCATTATTCCACCGCCACCACCGAACAAACCAAATAGACCTTGTTTAGCAGCAGAATATTTCTTTTTCAAACCTTCTCTAATCTTTTCCATTTTCGCAGCACGTTTTTCTTTTGCTAATGCTTTCTTTTCAAGAGCGATTCTCTTTTGAGCTTTTTTAACTAATTTTGCAGCTGCCTTTTGCGCCATCTTTGTTCGCCTGTCTCGTTTTCTTTGAATCGCTGCTGCAACTCGAGCTTGATGTTTTTCAAGTTTCACTTTGCGAGCATGTTCTTTTTTAGCATCCTGATATTGTTTCTTTGTCATTTTTGCAGCGGACACTTCTTCGTGCTCTTCTTCTGCTGCTGCTTTTGCAGCTTCTCCAATATTCCCAGCAATGACTACGGGCATAGCTCCGTGAGCAACTGCAATTTTAGCCATTTTCTTTGGCATGTATTTTTGATATTCTTCTTCGCTTTGTTTTGCTCGAATGACTTGTTCTGACCCGTATATATCTTCCATGAAACCTTTTGAAAGACCTACCAAACCAGGTTTCTTTAGAACCTCTCGTGCAAGAATACCTTTTTTAGTCAGTCCCCAAAAGCCTTTTATTGAGTCATCGACCTCTTTCGATTTTTGTTTCTTTCTTGCTCTAAAATCAGCCGCACTTTCACCTATCTCCCGTCTCATTCCCCGCCCTACGAACGGTTTAGCTATTAGACGTGTTCCTAAACTTCCAGTGCCTGCAACAAGAGCATTTAATGCACCTCTGAATTTTGCGAACCATGACCATTTTCCTGATGAAATACCTGCAATGGCTTTATATCGTGTGCCTGTTAATGCAGTTGATATATGTCTTACTGCTTCAGCAGTTGCTCTGGTGAATGTAGCAATGGCATCAAGACGATACATCGATCCTGTATATAATGTTCCAATGTTATCACTCATTGCTTGTAAAGGTTTACTTGATTTAGATAAATGTCTGTCGTAACCACCTCTACCTTTGAAGAAACCGTATACTGGAGAATACGCTTTTCCAAGAAGTCCTCTCATTATTTTAGCAGTATATAAGGACGTTCTCATTATCGGATGCTGAATAAGCATCTTTTGCCATACTTGTTCCCAAGTACCAATTTGAGCACCAATTGCCTGTTGAATAGCAAGCAATGATCTCAACATACGTTTTTCAGCAGGTTCTTCGTACTGTGATTGTACTTCTTCTAAAGCTCTTAAGAAACCTTTGAACATTCCAACCTTTTCTTGCGCATGGACTTCACCAATATATGTGTCCATTTTAGCAAGAGCACTTGTTTGGAATTTTACAGAAGAAGTTGATAATGCTTTTGTAACGGAAATTTGATCATCCATCCGTTTAAGCAATTTATCAACCGGCATTACTACTTCGGCGGCATGTAGTCGAGCAACACCTCCTTTTTCAACCACACCACCCTTCTGCATATGTGGGATTTTTTCTTTAGTTGACTTTGTTACATCAATTGATGCTCGAGTCGAATCTTTCGTCCCTTTACTTCTACCTGTTACAAAACCTTTTAACTTGCTACCTACTCCGCTCAATGCATTTCCGATGTTTGTTTTCATCTTTTCTACTGCGGTTTTGAAAACATCCGTTTCCATAAAGCGGGAGACATAATAACCAAAAATTGGACCGGTTGTTTTTGATAGAGCCATTGCAACCATCTTTTGTGGGTCATATTTGACCTCGTCTTGCATAGCTCTTCTCATTTGAGCAAGCGTTCTTCCTGTTCCTTTGGCTACATTCATCGCAATTGATGAAAACCCCTTACCCATATCACCAACAGTAGCACTTAATTTTCTTAGGACATCATTCATATTGGCTTGAATCGCACTAAGATCCTCACCTGTAGCAACTTTTTGATCAATTTCACTTATTTTCTGATCAATCTGTTTTTGCATGTTGGAGATTGCACGACTTACATTACTGATCTCTGAAATGCGCTGATCTTTACTATCAGCATTTTGGGTGATGCTACCAGGGGTTTTTGTTGGTTCGTCAGCCATCTAATAGTCCTCTTATGCTATAATTTTAAATAACCTTTTCACGACTGGGTCGTGTGGCGATATCTCTACGAATACACAAGCTACTTCTGAAAGCGAAATTAGCTCTTGAATGGGTGTTGTGTACTTATTTCTTTGTCCAAATGCGTATAAATACGCATGATTTAGTGATGAAAACAACATTTGATACTTTCTTGCATTTTTTAACAAAGATGGCATATGCATAATCATCAATTTTAGAGCAACAACCATGTCTGTTAATCGTTGATCAAAATCTACTTCTGTTAATGTTGTATCTGTACCGAATAATCTATAAATTTCTCGATAATAATTACCCAATTCTCGATTTGCATATTGTGGGCCTCGTTTTTCGAGATTTAATATGTATTTCATCAATTCACTGATCTTTTTTGGTTCTGGGCGATTTACACCAAAATAAGAATCAACAAATTGAGTGTAATATGCTTGTAAATACTTATAAAATGAACTTGCAAATTTAGATAGATTCTTTCCAGCTGATAAATGCATACATTCGTGCATTGTTGTGGAAACAAGTTCATTATTTGCCGCTGTTCCGATGATATTTACCGCATTTTCAATTAGAACAACAACTCTTTTTTCTTTTGTATGGTAAAATCCAAGAATGTACTTATCTGGACTTCTGCTAAGTTTCCTTTTTATAAAACCGAGCAAGTTCTTTGACTTGTAACACGGTAATACAAGTCCCTTTTGAACCAATTTTTCAATTTGAGGTGTTATTTGGCTTCCTTTCGATGATTTGGCAAAAGCTTCAATAAATTTTGCTTTTAACGCATCTGAGGAATAGAATTTGCTCCCATCAATTGTAGTTTCGAGAGAAAGTTTTAATGGAGCAGCAACTAATTCTTGAATTTCCATATTTACCCCTTAAAAAATGTCAAAGTATCAACAAATCCAGTTTTTTCGTCATATGATTCTTTAACATGTCTCATAATGTCTTTGTTATCGAATCCGATATTAATATCATCTGTATTCATACCCATAATGTCTTGCATTTCACTCGATAAATCACCAAATCGTTTTGAATCTATCATTACAGGTGGATCATATTTTCTAACATACATACAAACAGCAGCAGCCAATGCAATATCGTCATGGCATCCGGAATCTGCTTCAACTTTACCGCTTGATTTGGAAACAAGTCCTGTTAATTCCAAAGCAAGTCTTTGTGATTTAACAGACTCAGGAAATTGTGTCATGTATGAATATAAAGCATCAATCATAAGCGGTCTTGTTTTTGCATTGGTTGATAGACCAGGCACATAGGTGTTTTTACCGCGTTTTTCTTTGTAAAGCATATGAGAGTATTCGCTTGCATTTAAATGCTCTACAACTTGGTTTCCGTAGGAGTTAGATTCAACAACAATCAACCCTGGATACTCTGTTGCGGCAACTTTTACTACTTTTACAAAATCAAGGACTTTACATTTTCCTTGATACTCCCAAACTTGCTCTAATGTTTCATAATCCCATATTGTAATTGCTGATTTATCAGTTCCGTGCTCTGGAGCTGTATCGACTCCAATTATATAGTATTTTCCAGGAACTGCATTTTGGAATTTCCACACTTCACCATTGAAAATCTTGATTTTATCAATGGGTTCAGCAGCAGCATTCTGCATTGCTTCAACTGTCTCTGCTTCAAAGAACGATCCTTCTGTTGGTAAGAATTTCAACTCTAATTCCTGTGCAATTCGTTTAGGATCATTATCAAACAATGCACATTGAGTACTATACCAATCAGGATCATTTGCCAACTCAGGAATCATTTTCCAGTGAATCACAAACGGTTCAAAAATATCATCGTGAGCGATTGCTTTCATATATCGCTCGAAATACCACTGACCGACACCAACCGTTTTATTTGGCGTTGAAAGAACAATTGTTCCGTGTGGTATTCCAGCTTTTCTTGCTTGCATCTGGTTTGTTGATAGAGCAGGAACCATTGAAGTCCATGCTGTGCTTATATGATGGACAAATGCTGCCTCATCAATAACCAAAAATGTTATTGCTTTACCACGAAGAGTTTTATCAGGTGCATTTGGATTAACAGGTGATGCATAAACCTTTGATCCATTTGTTAAAATAAATGAACGCTCAGTTCTCTTTGCAAATCCACGACCAAGAAGTCCACCCGTTGGTTTCATCCAATCTGGTAGCTTTTCAACTATTCCACGGATGACCCTTGCAAAGTCTGTAGCTTCCGCACCATCCTTTGAAATAATCCCGATAACAACATTATCATAGAATGTTGTTAACCATGCTGCATATGCCTGAATAACAGTTGAAATACCAATCTGTCTACTTTTTAATACTAATACATATTTTTTAAGATTAATTACATCAATTAATTCTGTTTGCTTTGTATAAGGGTTGAATAGTACATCTTTTCCGGGTAATTCCAAATAAACGTAATTCTTACAAAAATAATTAAAACTCGAACGGCATTTTAAAAACTCAGCGATATATTGATTCGCTAAGTTCTTTAACTGCATTGGTTTCTTTATCTTCGCCATACTATTCCCCTTATTATTTTGTTCTCATTTTAGGTTGTTGTCTTATTAGTTCTGATAAGGTAGAGATTTCCAACTGACTCCCAATCTTTTTCTCTTAGAAACGAAAGTTGGGTAGCTCTAAGCAGATACATATCTGTAAAATCTCTTGTCGGGGTTATTTCTGTATTCAGCTTTACAGCTTCTCCTACATTCATCAATTCTAATATTCGCATACTATTTGCTACAGTTACTGTCAACTCTGAAAATGTCGAAACTCGTCTTGAGTATTTTGCTCTAATGAAGTTTTCATTCAATTCATAACCCGTATGATCTTTATGAATAGCAACTCGAGATTTTGTTGACATAGCTTTATTATCATAAAAGATTTTATCGCCTTTTGATATTAATCCGTATTTCTTTGAAAAATCTTCAAGCTCAACATCAATTGCATGATATAATCTATCTTTTGGTTTAACAATGAATTTCATTTTTGGTGCCATATATGCAAAGGCAGCAGTTGCTTGGTAAGATGTTTGTATCGGATCTGTTGTATAAAAATTCTTTCCATCTGTACATTTGTCAATGATTTTAGAGTTATCCTTATTTAATGGCAACTGATATAAAACAAATGAATTAGATGAAGTCATTTTTGCAGTTAAATTTTTCACATATACTGTGTTATCATGTGAGCAAAATATACCTGCCATCCCATCATAAAATCCAAATGTTCTATTTAGATATTTTAAATTTTTATATATGGTACTTGTTGGAATCAAAACCTGATCAAGTTTCTCTTTATTCATTCCTTGAGTATCGAATTTTAATTTTGCCTCTTTTCTTGTATTTATCATTTCTTGGGTAATTTGTTGTAAATTTTGCCCGATGTGAACAGAGTTAACAACCCAATTCATTGTTGTGTATGCGCTTCTTGAAACACATACAATTTTAAATAAGTATCTATCCTTTTGCATATTTGTTGGTTCGGGAACAGATACACCCATAGGTATATCAGATGATAAATACATTAACTCAAAATCTATTTCTTCTTGGATAACATTTGCACTGGTGGCATATAATCTACTTTTTAATTTCAACGGAGTTTGCCCATATATTTGCTCTAAAATAACATCATTCGGATCAACTGTAAATTGAAGAATGAATGTTTGATATGGAACATCAATCGACGTTAAAATGGTAACTGAAACAAGGTCGGGGGTTAAATCTATCTTCCCTATTTTTAATTCAAATTCATACGTCCTACTTGGACTAATATACCTTTTTCTATCACTAGCTGCCATCCTACCATCCTCTTTTCAATGATTTATATTTTGTTCCAAAAAAATCTAAACGAAAAAAATGGGGAGAGTTTCCTCCCCCCATTCTATATTTGCGACAGTTTATTGTTGAAGTCTCTCTAAGACATCATACATTCTTGGCGGAATAACAAGAACGCTTTCTGCCGCATTCTCAAGAAGACGCTTGCTGTTCAAGTTCGGCTCAAGGCTACTGTATCTGGCAATCGCTAAAAACACCTGCCATGCCGATGGAAGTGGAGGAGTTGCGCCTTCTTGTTGTGGCGGATTCAATTCATTCAGAATATCCACAATTTTCTTTTTCCTCTGCTTGCCTATTGCTTCGATCATATCAAGGACAGATAACATTTCATCATCCGTCAGTGTGCTTTGAAAGCTTGATGTAATCATGTCCAAAATGCTTTCATTGAATACCTGCATATATGAACCGACTGCTGCTGATAATTGGGTGGTGGAGCTGTCAATATGAACCTGTCTCATTTCACCCAAGGAGAACCCAAATATGGTTCGTCCGACTTGCCGCCCTATGTTATCAATTGCCATACCAAAACCCAGTGTGGCGGCTCTTGTGCCGTTATAGCTATTGTTTACAATCATAACTGGAAGTACATCTCCGGCTTCACGGGTACTTTGACTGCTTTGCAAAATGATCTCATTTCTCATTCTGCAAAATGCATCCCAAAGAATTGTGTTCTCTTCCAGGATGGGCATACCAACGCTATTGATAGCTGTTCTGATCCGGTTATTTATAACGTCATTGCCCATGAATTTGTAAAGTTCTGACACATACCCTGCGTAGGTCCACTCTTGTTCCTCAGGTCCTTTTGTGAATATTCCCAACAAATTACTTTTCATTTCATCTGTTGGGTGAACCCAGTCTTGTTCTTGCTCAATTGGGTGAACAGGATTCAACTCACGATATACAACTTCACCATATCTATCGGCGTAGCTGTACAAACCTTTGAAGGAGTGAGTTGTGTCCAGACCCATTGCCTCTGCTCTCTCGCTGAACGGAGTCCGCATAAACATCCCCTTCCGGTATAATGTTGCCCCCGGATATAACATCCTGGATACATTCTACCAATTTCATTTTCATTGTTTCTTGAAACATTTCCATTGAGCCGTCAAACACGACTTTTGCAATCATGCCAGCCATATGCTCTATGGCTTCTTCAAATGATATTTCTCCCTTCTTAGCCTTTGATCTGTCTTTCAACAATTTAAATTTATATTTATAATCAAGTGATAGAATAGTAATAGCATCATGCATCAGGCGAGTTGTGGAGTTTTCTGGGTTTAAATGAAATCCCCCACCTCCGCCACACTCACCTGATGCTTTCATATGAAATTTTGTAGTCGGTGCCATTCAAGCTCCTTTCAGTCCATAATAGAGTCTTGAAACTAAAATGTTTCGACCTTCATTTGTGTCCTCATATGGGGCATCTAATATTTCTACCATCTCTGGCATCAGCTTTTTCTTTAATGCTTTTGTTAATTTTCTTTCAAACGGCGATATAATATGGAACGGGTGGGATGTCCAATAATGTCTTATATGACCAATTCGTGGACCAGTTAATAACATGACAACAATACCATAATCAGTGAAGGTTGTATATTTGAATTTTATCTTTCTATATCGACCAACGATGATACCGATTTGGTTTCTTGCCCACCTTGATACCACTGGATTCCTTGGCCAAAATCCCTTTTGATCTTTTTTGGTTACGAACCATCCACGCCAATCTGAAAACTGTCTATGATGGAATCCGTCGCTGAATTTTACTATATCGCCTTTTCTCCAATGCATATGAGGGTTATCGTCAAGATATTCTTTAATATATCTAGTTCGCCTTCCATCACGATAAGTGGAACGATGTGAGCATGCAAAATAAGTACCGCTAAATGATTGTTTTACCCAAGGCAATATTTCTTGCTGCATTTAGATCCTTTCGATGAAAGACCTTAAGTAAATATCCCTTCCATCAAATTTGAAAGCAGGATTTTGTAATCCCACTTTAAATCGTCCTTCGAGCTCCCAGAAGTATTTCATCCGTTCAGGTGTCCATATTGATGCGTGAGGACAGGATGGTTCATTCAAAAGCTCGGTTGTTAAAAGAATATTTTTCTCTGGAAAATCAGACATTCTCGGATTGTCGTTCAATATCATTTCGGCCAATTGTATATAATTTGGAACAATAACATCGACTTGACCACCCGGACGCAATACTGTTGAAACCAGATATGTGAAATAATCGACTTGAGGAAATGTTACATGCTCAAGAAAACGATATATCACAACTCGATCAAATATAATTGATGTTCGTTCCATGAACTCAAACACGTCCATGTTTAAATGGGTATACTTTGATATCCTGTCTTTATCCCGACCCCAAGCATGTATATCGCTTTCAATTACTGATGCTTTGTTTTCTGTAAAATATGATGTATCGACACTCAATACATATTTTGGCATCATTAGATTTTCTTTGCTGCTCATAGGTAGAGGATCAAACTTTCCCCCTGCTATATTTAATACAATCATTTTCACCTCACGTTTTCGTAGACTATTGATTTTGTAAACGGTTCGATGTAAAATTTGAAATATCTTTCACGATCAACATCATCCGTATCCATTATTTTCAAAGTTGATTGGGATACTTCAAGCTCTCCATATCCTAATAGGAATATATTGAACTTGCCATTTTTAACTGGGATCCCAAACAACTCGGGATTCTCTGTTTCAAAAAACTCATCTTTAAGTTTTTGTAATCTTGTGAATAATGAAGCCTTTGTTACATCAAGGATCTTACACAATTCTCGATATACCTCGTTCATTGCTGGATATTTAAAAGGAACTCCTTTTACTTTAAGTTCGTCATTTCCATCCAACGCAATATAGGATTTCCTATTGATTGATGAAATAAATATTTTAAATGCCTGTCTTAACTCTAAAGGCATGTGTCCAATATTTGTTACATCAAGTTTTCTTTTTAAAATCAAACCGTCATATTGACGTATTACAATATCATCATCTTCGATATTATTGATGTTTATATAATCATTGATAATGGCTTCGGTTGTTGTCCTCAGTAGAGATGTAATTCTCGGATTGTCCCTCATCATCTGCCCGATCATTATATTTCTACCGAGCTTATCTTCGGGATCAATATGAGAAAGATCATACCCTTGGTTCTTCAATATTGTGTAATGGCAGGCCTCAATATCGTAAACACGGAGATCTCTCATTATCAATGGTAAATTAGGATTTAATTCCATCTAAGGTAATGGGGGTGGGGAGCAGGAGCCGGACCGTGATTGATGCAATGCACCCTGCCCGAACCACACCCCCAAACTCCTTATGCCAGGGTGTCGATAATAACGTTGTCGATTTGAAGATGGTGATTGATATCTTCAATTGTTGCCTGCCGTTCAAGCAGCCAATTGATAGCATCCTGATTTGATTCAAGACCTTCGGCCTTTGAACTTTGTTTGTATCGTAACTGTAATGCTTCAATGTCCAATGCCTCGCTCAGTTTGTGCCGAACATCGGCTGGATCTCTGACAATGATTGAAATGTCTGCATCCTTCTTCTTTGCCCGGACAATGCCGTATGGGATCAGTTTATCATCAATGTCATTGCAAAATGTTGAGATCAGTCCTGTGCGGACTCCATAACTCTTTACGAAAATACCGTTTCCAAGATCGTAAACGATTCTGAAACCATTATTGTAAATCTGCATGTCCATTGCAGGTTTGTTTAACACCGGAGTCAGATGTGCATCGTCAAAAACTACCATTCGTCTTTTTGGATCACTTCCTTCTGGTGTTTCAACAGGAATTGTTACAAGCAATTGCTCGCTTGAATCAACATCTGTAATTGCAATGGTTGGTTTTCTGATGTTTGGAAAGTTTCCAACATTTGCATCAAACCAATCACCCAAACTTACAATTTCAATAATTGTTGGATCCGCAGCTTCTGCTGTGACCTCTTCAGTCTCTGGTGGTATATCCAAATCAGCTTCGGAAAATACGACCGGTTCTTCTGTTACTCCGTTTTTGACCATTTGAGATAAATTCTCGCTCATCGCAATTAGTCTCCTTTACATTTTATTTTTTCCACTTGTTACTTTCTTTTTCTGGGTCTGTTCTCCACTCAGTAGGGTTAATATCAGCAAATGTTTCTAATGCTGCCCCTGCCAATGCAAAGACTTTAACTAATTGCTCGTATGCCTCAACTGGTGCTGATCCTTCCTTCATTTCTTGGGACCCCAATAACCATTCAGGTAATTGAGTTTCCCATTTTCCTGAGTAACCCTTTTTGGCTTTTTGCAAATACTCCTCTATGAATAACAAGAAGCTTGCAAAATTGAGAGATTTTACATCAGAATATTCGCCAAAACAACATCTCTGATATTCCCTCTCGCGTTGATAGAGATCAAACAGTTCTCTTAAATTCATACGCTTTCTCCTTCTCTTATTTTACCAAGTGTTCTAAATACTTGGCATTTTTATACAGCTTATGCTTATACTCGGGCATATACTCCAATACAATATCACCTTCCCACTTATAACGATTCTTCAAATCCTTTACGAATTTGACGAGGTTCAAGCTTCCGTGTGGTGATGTAAATGGAAGATGTTGACCATACCCTTTTGCACGATTTGATAAATGTATAACAGATGTGTATCTCAAAAGAAATGGAATAATTTTTTTATCGAACCACATTTCTTCAATGTGACTTGTATCAATAACCATTTCAAGAGATGGTTGATGAGTTAATATGAACTCCACAATTTCTAATGGACTTCGCAAATACTTGTTGCTTCGCCAACCAAATGTTTCAATACATAACCTTGTCTGTGAATAACAATTTGCAAAAAAGTGATCTACGAAATAGCCGAACCCTTTATTTGGATGAACTACATATTTGACACACCCTGTTTTTTCAAAGATTGTATTTATCATTTTACAAATATCATCTTCAGGTATTTTGAGTGTATCAAGAGGTAAGTGTGTAACCCGCAGTTTTGTATTATTTTCTTCTAAGGAATTGAAGATGGCATCCCGATACCTCATGTAATTTCCAAATTTATACAATGCGAGTTGTATGCTAGAAGGTATGTTTTCGGTGTGATATCTGTTATCATCACCGAATCCATATGAAACTGAAATGTTAATCATATAAACCTGCTTCCGTTGAAGCCCCCTGGTACCCCTTTCCAATTGACTGCAATCGCTTCGTGTGTGTGAATTGATTCTTCATGAATACATTTCACAATCCAATCTCTTACAGGCAATTCGTCCAACCCCTCTGATATGGTTCGAATTGCATCTTCTACAAACATTGGATTTTCAGCTGCAACTCTTGCAATCTCCTGTTCATCAACTCTTTTTATTACAGGATAAGGGAGTGTTTTTATTCTTGATTCTACCACATCAATGATATCCTCAAGCCACAAATAATGATCGGGGTCAGATTCAACTATGATATGTGCAAACGATCTTTGATTATGAGGATATCCACTACTTTCATGGTCTGATAAATGACCACATAATTCTGCTGAGCATGGACAATAAGATGCATACTGAACTGTTACGCCCTGAAAGAATCTGAAATAATCCGTCCATCTATACACATCTCCTTGCTCAATATCAGTTTTAATTGGATACAATTGTCCTTCAAATTTACATTTGTAATATAAAGGAAAGCTGTTGTCTGATAATATAGATTTTCGTTCAAGCGGCATTCTGAAATCAAATTTCATAAAGCTCGCTTTGCTTTCAACATTTATTTTTAACGCTTTAAGAATCTCCCGAATCAATGTTTTCTTTAAAGGGAGATCAAGAAAAGGTTTTAATGTCAACCCCAATCTTGACATTGAGATGCCTTTTGTATCAGCATCCAAATTTGTTCTTATTGAAACATTTGCGTTGAGTTGGTAAAACCCTCCAGATTTAAATTCCAATTTGAAGGGGAGTTCAATGTTTTCAACACCAACCTGCATAATCGGTCTGTGAATGTTTGGGAGCGAACATTGAACATCTGGCAAACACGTTTTATCTGTCATTAATAACTTCCTCCGTTATTGTGATTGTGGGGAAGGTTTTATACACCTTCCCTCACATTACTACTAATTTCATAGGATCAAACATTAGATCTGTATGACCTTCACGTTTTAGATCTTTGGCCATCATCTCAAGACCGCGTTTCATTTCACGGATGTATTGTCTTTCGGTATTCAATGAGTGCATACCATCATTCCAATTTAATTCATTTTCTTCACTTATCGTTAATTCTCGTTTTCTGGCCATTCTTCAACTATTCCTTTTGGATCAAAGTGAAAAATTGTCTGCGGCTCTTCTTTTGGTTCTGGCTCCAGTTGTTCTTTAAAGTCATCAAGGATGCTTCTCATAAATTGTGGCGGCTCAAACGGCTTGTTTAAATACAAATCTTTGAACTTATCAAAGTCAATCTTTACTTCTTCGATCTGTTTTTTTGCAACTTCCTGGTCAAACTCAGGATTTTGATATGCCCGATATGTATCGTATTTCATATAATAGCCGCTGCTTGCTGTCGATGATGAAGTGTCAGTATATTTACTCCACCAATCTATATCGCTCATTATTGATCTATACCGATAACCGTTAGATATGAATTTAAGAGCTTAACAGACTCTGGTGTTGAGTCAAGTTCTTCTGGTTCTGGAGCCTTTTCATCAATGAACCCTCGGATATATGAGTTCTTTCTTTCGATACAATCTGATTTGGTTGTTAGAAATTCAAAAAGATTTATCGGAGCATCATGGCCAATGATACATGCAGTTTCCATTTCACCACATCTTTGACCACCCTTATTTTTACGACCACCCAATGGTTGCAATGTTCGTTTTGCATATGCACCGATTCCACGAGCAGCTAACTTTTCCTCAGCTATGTGAACCATTCGCAAGAAGTAAATGTACCCGACCGCAACAGGATTTTTCAAATGCGTTTTCGCTAATGGATCATATATTCTTGATTTGAAGCTCGTGTGCGTATATTCCAACGCTTTCTTTATATCTTCGAGTTTACATGACTCAAATGGTGGCTGAATCAATGTAAGATCGTTTATAAATTCAGGAGTTATTGTCTTCGGAAGCTGTGTGGCAAATTGTGTAACATACCACTTATCTTCCGTTTTATCAATAATGTCAATATATGCTAACAGATACTCTTTGATTTCGTTTTGATCAACACCATCTTTGAGCAACTGTAACATGTTTTGTTTCAGGTCATAGAGCGACATGGATAATTGTAACTCAAACAACTGACCGATATTCATTCTTGATATGATACCAAGCGGGTTTATGCAGATATCCAAATGCCTTCCATCATCCAACTTTGGCATTTTTTCATGAGGAACGATTCTTGAAATAACTCCTTTGTTCCCGTGTCGATTAGCGACCTTGTCACCGACCTTTACTTTTCTGAAATGGACACCATACATTTCAACCTTGATACCATTGATCTTTTCTTTCTTCTCTTTGTATTTTCCAACAAATGAGAATAAATCAAGACCATTCTCCCGGATGAATTTGTTGGCTTGATCCTTGTCCAATTTATCTTTCAGGACCTTTTTCAACACCAACTCCTTCTCCTTTTGTTTCTCAATCGTTTCTGCGACCCAATCTCGAAACTCAGGGATGTCTTCATTCCATGCATTTGCATAGATGTTTACTTCTGGGATGATGAATGTTTTTTCAGCTTCAAGAGGCATAGACTCTGTAAAGACCGAGTACATATCATCAATTGTCAGGCTTTTCAAAATTGCATAAGGACTGCCTGTATTGATTGTTTCAAATTCATTTGGAAGTGGTTGATATTCATTTTCCTTTAATGATAGCAATACCTTATGTGGAGGTATTGTAAATGATAAATCTTTAAAATGCACTGACGTTAATATGTCCTCTTTTACAAGGCGGTCAGAAACAACAATACCATCCTCGTAATTGTTTCCATAATACACCATTACACCAGTCAATAGATTTCGTCCAAAGCGAATCCCACCATCTTTACAGAAATTGCTTTCTGCTAAAATGTCGCCCGCTTTAAAGTGATCTCCTGGTTTAACATAGACATTCATAAAGTCCATGTGCTCAACATATATTTTTCTATATGCAATGTTGAATATATCAACTGAACCGTCTGTATAAACAACAATTAAATATTTTGTATCAATGTGAACGACCTCACCATCTTTCTTTGCACGTTTCACAAATTGGGTATAATCAGAATACAAATGTTCACACCCAGACCTGATCATTGGATGGTCAAAATCTTTCAATAATATTGATTGTCTCATCTGTGAAGATGACATTTGCAAACGTGTCTGGTCATCATGCTCCAGAAACGGAACCATTGAAACAGGGATTGATATTGGCTGTTTCTCTAAATATTCTGGTTCAAATCTTAAATTTGGATCCAATTTAACATTCGGAATGAGATTTTGCAAAACGCCACAATTGTCACGGTCAGGTGTATCAACCGGACATATGCGACCGTACATTGATGGAGTGATATCCCTCAAATGCCTTGGAATGTTTTCTCTCTTAAATCCACCTGGTCCTAAAAGGCTGATTCTTGAAAGTTTTGTCAATTCCTCAATCGGGTTGATTGAAAAATCAAATTGAACAATATCCGAGACATTACATTCCGACAATATCTGTGTTGAACTGATATTGAATTTTGGATGCCTTGCTGTTCTGTTTGAAAAACATAAATCGAACACAATTTTTGATAGCTTTGCAAAGATCATATATTCAAAACATCGGACACGTTTATTCGTGAACTCTGTATCATCAATATCAACAGCTTGCATTGCCCACAACAATTCTTCTATGAGCGATCCAGTCTGCAAGAATTGGGTTGTGATTGGATCAATCTTCGGGATCAAATCCAATGCATATAAAACGTCCTCGCCCTTTGATTTAGCATTGTATCGTGAATAGATGCGGCCAACCTCTAATATAAAATCATCTTGTGTGTATCCCGATGATTCATCATAGAATAATTTCAAATCCTGAAGCAACAATTCCATCAAATTGGTTTTGTCTCGAATCTGAAATGTATCAAGCAAGAAACGCTTGCCCATTTCTTCCACTCCATAATATGCTAACATGAGCAATGATAATGGGACTTTCTTTCCTAAGAAACTCACATAGATGTTTGGTTCCTCTTTATCTTTGATGATCATCAAAGTTGCCACGTTTGTTCGTAGCTTGATTGACTCGCCCCTTGTAACAACAGGGATATCAAATAACTGGAATAAAGGGATTTTCTTTCTTCCGTTGATCAAGATATAATTATTATCAACGATCTTTGGAACAAAGATGCTTAAATCAATGTTGTGAGTCCCTTTTTGTAGGCGGATAACAAGAGATTGTTTTAGCGTTTTCGATAACTCTCCCGATGAGAATCTCGAATCTCTTAAATCCAACTCTGTAATTTCAAAACCGATCTCTGTCACCGGCTGTAGTATCTGCGTCGCTAAAGGTAAAATATTCTCATAATCGAGTCTCCTTAATGTGAAGATATTTTTATCTTCGTTTTGGATTTTAAAAACCGGATTCGTTATGTTCATTCAATCATTTCTCCCTTTAGGATTTTATCCATTATGCCTGAGTAGCGACCTTCATACATAATTCCTTTCAATATGCTTCGTTTTGGGTTTGAAAACGCCATTGCCAATATCCAACTTTCCTGGTTTGGAACCGATTGGATACTGAAATATGATGGTTTAACCTTGTCTCGGTCTTCAAGCAGTCTCCACTTGCGTGAATTTTTCCACATCAACTGTGCTACAACACACTCGAAATGCACATGATGTATGTCCTTGTCATATACTGCGAATAGATCATTGACAATTTTTGTATAATCTTTGCCCCTGAATCTGTGAAGCAATTCTGCAACTGCTGCCAAATCGCCAATGATGTCTTTCTGTTTCATGCTTTGATCGCTTGCATCTTCACCTTTGATAACAGCTGAACCTGATGTGTGAAATGTTCTCAACACTAACTGGGTCCCTCTTTCACCAAGGGTTTGTGCTGCAATGATTCCAACAAAACGACTGTTTATATATTTATAAAGATCTCCATAACATGTTTTGCACAATTTGGGTGATCTGCAAAGAATCGGACTTCTGATTTTAATTACCTGACCGACCAAATCTTCACAATTTTCAGGTGTAATTTTGACCAACTCACCACCTTGTGACATATTTCTGCCAACAAGCATTTTTGCCTTCTTGCTTGATTTAACATTCACTTCAAGGAAATCCGTTGTGCCGCAATCATCAAGATTTTCATCAATCTGTAAATTGGCACATGTGAATATCAATTTTCTTGATAGATAACCTGATGTTCCTGTATTCAATGCAACATCAAGAAGACCTTTTCTACAACCATTGGTCGATAAGAAAAACTCCTGCGGAGTCAATCCTTGTACCAGGCTGTTTTTAATAGGAGTTGGTAAAATCTCCCCTTCAAAGTTTGAGATAAACCCACGGGTTAGGATCATTTGTTTTGCCTGATCCCAACTTCCCCTTGCTCCAGATTCGATCATGTATGCATACGGGAAGGTCTTTTTCAATCCTTCGATTACCTCTGCACTGTTTGCTGCAACCAATTGATCTCTGATTTCTTTTTTATCATAGATTGATTTACGAATATCATCTGCTCCTTCAAAGTCAAAGTCATCAAGAGACATTGTGCAACCAAGAAGAGTTGCATATTTGAATCCAACTCGTTTGACAGCATCCAATGTTTGTGCCGTAACATCCTCAGGATATTTATCTTTAATATCATTCAAAATTGCAAGAAGTTTCTTTTCATCAACGATTTCTGTTACTTCGGGATAATCCTCCGGTAGACAGTCATTGAATAATTTGAATCCTTCCTGGCGATCTTCAAAGTCCGGTGATGTTATAAAATAGATACCCAGGATTATATCTTGACTTGGAACTGTTGTCAAGCTTTGATTTGATGGGCTGCTCAAATTTTTCGTGATGAAGATCTTTTCACGAATCTCTTGTTTTGCTTCCTCTGTGACTGGAATATAAACAGCCATTTGATCTCCATCGAAATCTGCATTGAATGGAGGACATACAAGAGGATGAATTTTAATGACTTTATCCATTGTCATTTTAATGTTAAATGCAAGCATACCCAATCTGTGAAGCGAAGGTTGTCTGTTCAATATACAAACCTCATCTTTAGTTACTTCTTCACATATTTTGTAAAGCACCGGATTGTTTGTTTCGATGCATTTGTCAACAAAGTCAATTGCTTTATTCAACAATTTAAATTTACCAATTTCAATGATTCTCTTTGCAATTGGCAATTTAAATAATTCTAAAATCATGATGTATGGCAAAACACATTGATCAATATTCAATGTTGGATCTGGTGTAATAACTGCACGACCAGAAAAGTCGATACGTTTACCTAAGATGTTTCCACGAATCAACCCTTCCTTCTTTGCCATCTTTTCTAATATTCGATGATATAACTCATTCACATCCTTCTGTAATTGCTTGAAGTATGTATAATACAAATTCTTATCACGAAGAATATTGATCATTGTATCTTTCATGATCTCCTTCTTCGTTAATATTTGAACGTAATATCTATTGATTTTGTCCATCAACTGTTTCCCACCTGCTGCAGCAGATGATGGTCTCAGGTCTGGTGGTAGCACAATCACATGGTCAATCAAAAGATTTTCAATGTTATTGTAAATTAAAACCCACTCAGGAACACCATCTTTTGCGAATAGGAGAGATAAGTCTTTAATCAGTTTATATATTGCATCAGTCCTTTCCCAATATTCTATTCCTGCTTCAATCTTATCTTGATCGGATCCAACGATATGCTCAAGCCCGTCCATGTATAAATAACTTTTTTCATTTCGCATTAATTCATCAATGGCATGTTTTAAAGTCTTTCCCCCTACCTCGACAACAAGGTCATAGAATAGAGGGTTGACTACAGGGATTGGCAATCCGATTTTTGCAAAACGTGTTCTCCTTACATCACTGTTGATAATATCAACTCCGCATGTTGAACACTTTCCGCCCGATTTCGATAAGCCATAGTAGGTTCCGCACTGACATGTGTAATTTTTTAGGGGTCCGAAAATCTGCTCTGAGAACAGACCTTGCGGATGAAACTTCTTCTTTCCGAATACTTTTAGAGAGGTCACTTCCTCTAGATCTTCACAGAATTGTGCGTAATCTAAAACTTTTGGCATTACCAGCGTCTCCTTATTGTGAAAATTTCCCTTTTACGAGATCTGCTAACTCGGTGAAATGCTGTTTGACTCGCTTGGATATAAGTTCATCTAAATGGGGTAAAATTGCCAAAACGATTCTACTTGCATCTTCTTCTTTCAATGTCACTTCTAACAAGTCAGCTTGTTTATCCATTTCTTCTTTGATTAATTTTCTTATATAATCTTCCATTATATTTGGTGTGTCACTCATCATTTTTCTCCTTGACTCGATTTCATAGGCACTGATTTGATTCTTTTATATTCCACCTGATTTTTCGGTGGTGTATAAAAACAATCATCCAGATAATACGTCTTTATATTTGTTAGAAGCATGTCGAAATACTTTTGGTCGTATTTCACGCCCTTTTTATAATCAGGCAAACAATATAAATGTGTATCAGGATCTCTGTTTGGGTGATATCCAAACAATACAATGTTTGTTACAAACTCCTGTTCTGTTATAACTATGAACCCATTAATAAAAAATTGTGGGTGCAATTTTGTAATTTCATAAACTTGCTTGTCTTTAATCATACGGTTCGGTATGATCTGCCCCTCATAGAGATGAATTTTCTCTATGAGAGGGAGATCTGTGTTGTGACCCCATATGACTATTCGGTCGTCAACATATTCCATCGGTTTATGCGGCGCCCGTTTCTTCCAATAATTCGATGAATGTGCGGCCATTTTCTCTCCTTACAGTAACTATAAAATTAGATACTCCTGGTTGTGAATCAACTAAATCTGAGAGACGTCTCATTACATCCATTGATGTATTAAGACTTCCCGCTGGAATTAAGGCATATTTTGTTTCTGCTACTTCTGGCATTCTATGAAATAGCCTTTGCAGAACGTTAGCTGTTGGTTTTTCTCCAACATAAACATCGACGTGTTCATTTTCGTTTACTTCTAATATTGGTTTGATGTTGTCTTCTATGCATTGGAGACGTTGCGATACATCCGCTTGTTCATAAACAATATCAATTTTATTGTCCAAAGTTCTTTTGATAGCTTTGCTCATAATCGAAGGCAGAATTTTCAAATCAACCCGTTGAAGCATATTGTTTTTCATCATATCATGGATCTCTGGACTGTCGATTATTTGTGCTGCATAAAATGCTGCTTTATTAATCTCCGGTCTTGACAATTGAATTGAATATGCTCCGTCATACGAACAGGCATTTTTGACATTCTTTCTACAATCAATTATTAGAACTTTTTCTGAGATGTAAAATCGAACATCAATTTCATCACCTCTATTACAAACAACGTCCCTGCAATCTATTATAAGGTTACATTGAGGCAGAGAAGTTTGTCCTTCAACATACCTCCTGTTAATTTTAGTGACAGCAACATCATCATTTATAATATCTGCTAATGCATTGACCTTATAGTCACCGACTTGTGAAGAGCTGTAAATGGACTTAAAAACATTTTTGCTTTCAACAATGTCTGGGTCAATAATTACTAATTCCTTTACATCGCTCAATTCGGAAATATGCTTAGATAGAAACCCACCTAATGTGCCTACTCCGATTACTGCCACTTTACGAAACACTAAATTACTTCTCCTTCCAAGTGGATTTGGGGGACCCGGAGGCCCCCCATTTTTACTCCATCAAGGATGGATTAGCACCCTTTCTTGCCGGCAGGTTTCAGATACTCAAGAGTATCGCCGGGTTTCAGGGTATAGTCGGCACCGACTTCCTTGCCGTTTACCAGACCGGTGGACAGCTTGTCCACATTCAGAACCTCACGGAGGAACTCCCCAACTTCCTTGACGCTTCGGCCGGCAACGGGGAAGTTACCGGTGGAGGCACCACAGGACACCTGGATGGTGGTGGAGGTTTTGGACCCGAAAGGAGCCGAAGGTTTGGTCAGGACGGACTGGGCCTGGAAGGCCACGCCGGCCATTTTGTCTGCAGGTTTCGCCGCTTTGGCGATGGTTCCGCTGGAGGCACCGAACTTGGCCAGAATGGCGTCGATCACGATATCCTTGGCTTTCTTGGTCATGCCGGGGATGGCGAGTTCATCAACACACATACGTTTCAGTTCGACTGCAGTTTTGGCTTCCAGTTGTTCACGAGTAAAAGTAGCTCCCATGTTTAAATCTCCTTGCTAAGTTTAGTTTGTTGTTCACGAAATGTAGTCATCAGACTACTCCTTTACGATTCGAATCTTCGAGTTGGAGTTCATACTCAGGATGTCAAAGTAGACCTCCGACCGATCATGCTGGCCCTTCACAACAGAGTTGTAAAACATCCAACACATCAGCGTTGCAACGCCCAGATTTGTGAAATATAACTGGGGTTCCGATTGTGATAATTCCTCACATGACATTTCGTCTGGTAACTTATCGTCAGGGTTTGCAATCTCTGGATGATAAGCACATAGGTCCGGTGTTAAATCCTTCCCTCCCTTTCGGACATAGAGTTGTGCATTTCCATCTGTCAATTCATTCCCACCAGAAATAACTGTAACATCTTGCAGATTCATACAATAATTGTTAATTATCATTCTGGATTTGTGATTGTCAACACATATGAATACAATTGTATTCTCTTTGATTACTTGGGCAATATTCTCTTCGTTAATGTAAGCATCGAATATGTCAAATTCAATGTTGCTGAATTTCATAGCAAGCTCATCAGCTTTTGTTTCAGCTTTGTTGCCCATTCCGCTAAATTCCTGCCGCTCGAAATTTTTCATTTCGTATTGGTCTCCATCGACCAACAATATCTCTGCTGAATAATCTTGAGAAAAGTTCAGAAACCGGCACAGGCGTTCTGCCAAGATGGTTCCGACACCGCCCAGTCCGACAATAACAATATTAATGGACTGTGTCATTTCCACCTCCCTTTCCGAATACCTTTTTGAATTTCTCAATTAAGGTTAAGCTTTCTTTCGCCAATGGAATTGATTGGCCAGCTTTTTCTGGATCCGGAATCCGTTCAAGGTTTTTGTCGGCTTCTGCTGCAGCATCTAATATTGCTTGATGCTCTTCGTCTGATTGATGTAGAAATGCCCCCGAGTCAGCTTCCATTTGTTTCTCTCGGTCAATTTCGCCGTTTGAATAAGGAGCATGACACATATAACAACAACCCATGGATTCAAGGCTTGCCAGTGTATTTTCTTCTTGGCATGTCGGACATAATACCGTAACCTTGTCATTAGGGTTTTCGACGTGCAGCTCCACTGCACCACTACAATGGGGACATTCATTATGATTGACCATTCCAGCTTCCGTAAACACACCTTGGCAATGCGGGCATTCCCAATTTGTTGGTGCTGATGGAGGGCCAGACGCAACCACGGTATCCGGCAACAAGGTATGGCAAAATGGACAACATTCATCCGATGCCAACATGAGAAATGTATTTCCACATTCCAAACATGTTTCGTATCCCTGTTGATCCGGGTTCATTGATTGTGCAGAATTGAGTGCCGCTTCCCGATCAATATCATCGAGTATGGGCGGATCACCCTTTTCAAAATTATCTTTAAGATCATCTTCATCAATCAAGACCATGTGGTCGTCCTTTTTACATTTTGGACATTTTGGGGCATCATCTGTCGTTGTGAAAACAACATTACATTTTTCACAATGATACATCTCTTCCTCAAATTCGATGCCTTCCATTTCATTCATAATTTTGATATCACGGTTCTTGCATGACAGACATGGATTTGTTGAACCGCAGGCTGCTGTTTTCTCATCGGATTTGACAACCACACCAGGCGTGCCAGGTCCCGAACCGCACAATGGCTTCTTGACACCAGGTGCAATATATCGACCTGCATTTTTCCATGCGTTGGGATCATAATTTCCACCCCAACCATAACCGCCTCCCGGAGCACCACGGTACCCCTGACCACGATTCTGCCAATAATTCCCGCCACGCCAACCACCGTAGCCTCCGTATGTGTAGACGTAGGTTCCTTTTTCAACCATGTCCATCCATTTCGGATTGAATTGACGTTTGCTCTTTGATACATTGAACCTGAACCGCTTATCATATTTGCGGGTTGAATATGCACTACGACTGCTCGCCGCTTCATCCAAAACCATTTTTCCTGTTTTGGGGTCAGCTTTATAAATCTTGGTCGTATATTTGACCTCTTTTTCATCAACATCTTTTGTCTTGGTCAAGCCAAGCATGTAATCTTCCGGGTTAACAACAAACCGATGGCCGTTGGCAACGATTGATGCTGATAAACTGAACTCCTCAGACATGACGTTGCCGTATGTGATATGAAGGCCATCGAAGGTCTTTTCGTCATCATCGTCCGTTCCGGAATGAAACGCTGAAAAGTTTGCATGGCTATGGATCGTTCCGATCATTGTCCAACCTTCGATGGTCACACCTCTGTTGTAATCACATGCTGCTGATGTAACCTTTTGATGGGGAGGAACAACTCGATACTTCCCTGTTTCCTCATTGTAGAATAACAACACAATTGCTTCGCCATGATATTCCTTATATACTGCTTTGAAGAACTCAAGAATTTTGGCTCCGGTTTGTGCTGGCAATGGATTAATATACATGCGTGCCATTGTATTGGCACTTTCTAATATTGATATTTTGTCAACGGGGGCGATGCTTTCCATCACCCCCATTTTCTTTTTCAGGAAGATTCCTTCTTTTGCGACGATGTAATAAACATCATCATCCGGAAGTTCCTGTGTCCCGTCATTCACGACAACTTTGAACATTAAGCTCTCCTTTGGTTAAGGTATCTGGTTGATAAATTGTTCTCGAATACATCATAGGAATGTAAGTCTAACATTCCCCTGAGAACGCCAACTTGTTCGATTTTCGCCGGCGAGACCCTCGGTGCAGGAATGCAATCCAATCTGCACTCCCTTGTCATATAACGGTCAAGGGAATAGGACTCAGGATAGCCACCGAAATATTCCAATGGCATTGCTCGTAATGCCCTTGTTGTGGACGGGCCATATAATAGGTAACCATATTTGCTCTTGTAATCTTTCAGACCATTGATAATATCGCCTGCTTGAAATTTGATCTTTGAAAGATCCAGTGGCGCATGATCAAGTTTCGGCCATTGTTTGGACTTCAATGTAATTCTCTTGAAGTTTTCTTGAACATCGCTCAACCATAATGTGCATCCGTTTGAACACAGAACTAATGGTTCACGGTTTGTATCAATGACAAATGCAACAATAATGTTGACGTCCTTCTTCGGGAAGCAAGGAATGCCGGCAACTGTGGCTCTGATCTTTGTGCCTGCTGATAAACGACCGACCTTGTTTGTCACCTTTCTGATTCGACCGGTATGGATAATACCTGTGTATCCGTCAACATATTGGGTTTCTGATAATTTCCCTTCTTTGTCAATCAATATAAATGAAATGTGACCATAGTCTTCCTGATATTTGAATCCCTGGATCATTTTAACTGTCAACACATCTAACGGGTCTTGCCAATTGGCCACAACAACTTTATCTCCGATTTCAAATTCTGTATCGAAATCTGCACCTTCAACAAAGAATTTGTCTCCATCAATCAGTTGTTTCGTCATGCTTCCTTTGACTGTTTTCAAAGAGAAGTTTCCATCGTAACCGGTGATTCCATTCATTCCCCACATAACTTCCGGTCTTGGCTTCCCGTTTCCGTCAGATACTTGATAGAGCCTTTTTCCAACTCTGACTGGTCCTTGAAGTCGTTTGACTTCATCGAGATGATAGACTATTCTTTTCGGAGCACCGTTTGATAATTCAATTCTTCTGTCATGCCCGTCTAACCTTGGATGGCAATTTACAAATCTTGCAATCACCCGACCACGAGCAGAAACATCAATTGAATCGAATCTCATTCGGTAAGCGTTGACTCTGCAACCTGCATGGGTTGCATCTCCAAGAATAATATATTGGTCTTCTTTATTTAATTTAAGACCGTCGATTTCAGGTTCATCGACTTTAAATTCAGTCGCTTCAAGGTTCGAAGTGAGATAATAATCATTTCCCATTTTAACTTCAAGGACATCTTCGCCTTCAAGACCACGACTTTTTCTGATAAATTCAACTTTGTGATATACTTCGCCTTCTCCCTGTTTGACAATGAGAATCTGTCCGGGTTTGACAACTGTTCCATTTGGAATTGTTGCTTCATCGGCTCTTCTTTGCTCTGTGATTTTCTTTGCCAACCATGGACGGGTTTTCGGTGTCAACTTCAATAAAGACAATCGACCGTTAATATCAACTTGCATATATTTAACATCGCTCCCATCGGGAAACCCAACAAACGAATCAATGAAAGCCATCTGCCCTTTTGCTGTCTCAAAAGAATCTCCAACGGCTATGTTTGTACGTTCATCAAGATATGTTCCCTGAGCAATGTCATAGAACAATTTATGTGTCTTTCTGGATCGTTTTGATACTTTGATCTCGGTGCCTGTATCCTGTGATTCATAAAACATCTGGGCCAATTCTTTATAACCCATTGTTTTCTTTCCGTTAAGGCCATGACTTGTTTTTGTATGGTCTAACATTTGACCTATGGTGCGGTCCATTTTAATCCAATCAGCATTATAGATGAACATCGGATTTGCTTGCCCCATGTATTGCCACTCAAGATAGCTGTTCAATACTGGAACATCTTTATATGCTGCATAATTATATGTATAATCTGTATTGAATGTTGCAGACCACCATACCATGACTGCATGCTGAATTGCTGCGGTGAATGACTGTTGTCGTTTTGAACCTTCATTTCCGAAGCAGATGTATCCACCATCGGATATATTACACATCGGCATTTTTAGAAGATAATCTGATAGACCGGTCATTTGCTGGGTTCTCAAATAAACCTGACCGCTTGTCATTTCATTATATTTGGTGATATAGAATATGAATATTACATACGGAAAAGCAAGGGTGAACGTGTAAGGTTTTCTGTTCTCGTTCATCCAATCGGTATACCCCATCATATCAATCTTTCCGTCACGTTTCAGCTTGCTGATCTCTTCGCCGAATGACATATCTGATTTGATGGTTCTGTATGCCGGAGGTTCTTCAACGACAACAAGGTGTCCCTTTTCTAATTCCTCAATATATCTTACGTTCGGAGGAATTATACCACCTTCAATACCACCGGCGGTTAATCTTTTAACATAATCTTGTGTGAATAATGTTTTCTTTTTGATGGTCGGAAGTGAATCCGCCTCATACTTTTCCGGGATATACTCCGAAAGAAATAGATGCGCATACTTCTCATTGAATCTGATCTCTTCGACCAGCTTGTCCTTTCTGGGTTCTCTCATTCACTATCCCCTTAACATTTTAAGTTTTTTCGCATATTGGGTCAAGATTTTTTCAGCTTTGTTTTCATCAATGACCCAAACCTTTCTCCGACGTGGAGGTAACTGTTCCTCCGGATTTTCAACTATTCGATGTTTCTCTAATGTGCTGTATATCGCAACATAGACTTCTTCATCTTCTCTTTCTAATGTAAGAAACCCAACTTCTTTATTATTCCTTCCTGGAACGCTCAAGGATAAGAATACCCTTGGACCTGTTGGATTCAATTCGGGATATTCAATCGAATTTTTTTCTTCTTCGATAATCTGATCGCAAATGATTCTTACTTGATCAGTTAAAGGTGAATCCTTCAATTCATTTAAAAGCTGTTTCAAAATTCCCATATTCGATTACCTTTTGAATGGTCTGATTTTGTACCGTTGATTTTGATCGCCCTCTAACTCTAACCAATCTACCTGCCTGAAAGGAACCGATCTCCAATCTTTCTTTTCGAGATCATAAACATGAATGATTCCACTCTCTTGCATGAGTTTTAATATTTTGGGCATGTTTACTGTTTTGGGGTGCTGTTTTTTTGGAATCTTTGTGAAATCCAAAGTACATTTCATAATACGAATTGTACCATCTTTCTTAACGAACTTCACTTTTGCTTCTCCAACTTGATATAACTTTTCCCAAAACTCTACTGCACTTCTGATAATGTCTGTATCTGCCTGTGGCATTATTTAGTCCCTCCGTTTATCCGAATGAACCAGATCATCTTCTCCATCATCATTTCTGTCAATGTGTTTGCTCATCATTAAACAGGAATGATTACAGAGTTTACAATGCCTTCGTTTATCCATACACATGAGTTCGAAGAAATCTCTTGTTACAGCCATTGGATTTTCTTCTTCAAATAACTCACTCACATGAATATGTGGCGTTAATGTTCCTCTAATACGAAGGCATAATCTCATGGTTCCGTCTGCATCAACCGTTACATTGTGAACTCCAAGATCAAGATCACAATCAAAATTTGAAGGTAACGTATCAAACATCTGCGGTAGCAAAACATCTTTCATATGAATATATAAATCTGTGTCCATTTGCATGGCCATTAAATCTTTTGCTAATCTCCATGAGGGTTTAACAAGCTGCTCTGGATCTGTGACATTTGAAAAATCATAATATGGATTTTTTGCAATATCTACAAATGTGATATCGCTATATATTTCATGCTCGCTTAATTCACTAACAAGATCATAAAGGAACATTTGATTTTCATTCATGACTGTTATCTCAGCCACTACATCTTTTACATCACCCCTTGCTTGGATCTCTTTCAGTCGTTTCATGCCCTCGACACTTTTCTTTATTCGATCCTCGCCTGCATATCCTGGGTGATGAAAGATGGGGTCAACTGAACTTGTGAACCCTTCAACATAATCCGTTTCTTGAAACAGGCGATCTATCAAACCTTGTATTTGTGGAGTGTTGTTGCTAATGACTGTATAATATATTTCGTTTTCGTTACAGAAATTTATAATATCAGGAAGATCAGGTCTTAACAATGGCTCGCCACCATAGAAGATATGAAATACATTTGGATTCTGTTTTTTGAAAGCTTTCAATGCATTTATCACAACTTCCGTTGACATCTCCTCCTGAAGATAATGTTGCATGTTCGGATACCCTCTCGGCATACCATCGTAATTTTTTACAATTGCACAATATTCACAATCTAAATTACATTTCCTTGTGAGTATCCAATTTACAATTCGTATTAGACTCATTGGCACTCCTTAGTAAATACATTCAAGGATTACGTCATCCCACTTTGTTTGGAATTGCTCGACCACGTTATAATCAACTGCCATATAAACTGCGATTTTATTTTCAAGAATCACTTCTCGACATGCTTCATATGTTGATTGTCCCAAGTTATTGAATTGTGGACCTCGTGGTTTTTGCGCCCAATCTAAGGGTCCATCATTTGTGTATTCATCTAGTTCTTTGAGATCATCAAATACATCATATATTCGAACTCCCTCATTACCAGCATCTGGATGACGATCCAATTCAGCAACCGTTTCTCTTACACCCTCCAGTTGCTCTGGACTAACTGCTAATACAAAGCACGATGATGAACTGTTTGTTACAAAATCTTGTTTGAATTTCATGTTTCTCCTAACTTAATGCTAATGTTTGATCTGCTTCAACTTGATCCTGATGTTGATGCGAAATGATATAGATTGATTTCCCAATCTTCAATTTATTCAATACCTTAGCTACATATCCAATGTTTTCATCATCGAGTGCATCGAATATTTCATCAAACAACAAGATATTAATTTTCATGTCTTGCATGTTTGCTTGTAATTCACCAAGAGTCAATATTGTTGCAATATCAACTATTCGTGTTTGTCCGCCCGATAATTGAACTCTTGAATTGGCCTGGGTATGTGTATCTAAAACTCTAACAGAAATTTTATCTCTGAACTCACCTGCTTTTGTTTCTGCAAGAGTATCAAATGAAACAATATATCGTCCATTGGTCAACATATCTAAATATTCTGTGACCTTTTGGTTCATGAATGGGATTGATTCATCAATTAACATTGAAGGCATTCCGGCTGATGAAAATCCTGTTTTCCAGAATGACAACACTTCTTGCCGTTTTTCAAGCTGCTTTACTTGTGCGGCGAATGTTTTAATTTGTGATTTTAAATCAATCTCCCTTTGTTGATATTTCAGCAATTGATTATCGTCATACGTCTTTTCTTCCTCGGCTTTAATATTCGCTTCAATGACTGCATGACCATTCTCTAAATTTTTAATTTTTCCACTGATTCCATCATATCGTTGTTGATGCTCAATGGCTTCTTCTTTCAGCTTTTCTGCTTCAGCTTTTCTTTTCAACAAATCAGCTTTTTCTTGCGATTCTTTTTCTTCAAGATTCGCTTGCTGTTGTTTCATCACATCATCAACTTTCTGAAATGTTTGAGTTAATCTCTCATTTATTTTTGCATGCCCATCTTTTTGGTTTTGCTCGATTTCATCAATTGAATCTTGATACGATTTTATTTGGTCATTCATATCACGTTCGGTTGCAATATGTGCTTCCTTCGCTTCGGTCATTTGTTTTTCAATAGATGCAATCTCTTTATTGTTTGTTGCTATAATATTCTCATGACCCCGAACCTTCTCCATTAAACCCTCTCGGGTTTTTTCATTCACATCCTGCTCACATGTCGGACATGTGGAGAACTCCTTCTCAAGCACATTTGAATTGATTTCATGAATCCTCAATTCATTTGATCTGTTATCTGCAATCAAATCATTCTTTTTTAACTCAAGCGAATGAAGAACTTGTTTACACTTATCTGTGAGTTCTCTCAGCTTTAATGTGACTGTTTCCTTCAAACTCACAATAGAATCTTTTGCTTTTATTGCTGTATCACGAACTTCTTTTGCAGCGTTATCTGCTGCAGATTGTATCTCGTATCTTTTCTGATCTCTTTGAACATTTAGATCATTAAATAACAATTGATATTTTGCATCAAAGTTTTCAAGCTCTGATTTTATCATTGCTATTTCTGATGTTATTGTTTCGAGATTAAACTCTGTTTGCTCGAGTTTTTCAAGCTCCTTTTTCCAGTTTTCTGTAAGACGTTCATTGTCTTCCAGATCCCTTTTCAAATCAGCTATCTCTCGTTTTTGATCTTCATAGAATTTCTTTTTCAACGCCTGTAATGTTTTGATCTGGTCAAGCGTATCTTCTAAAATCCCATGTTTGATTTTGCCTTGATTTGACAAATTATCAATATTGTTATTTACTTCTTTCAATCGTTTATCTGTTTCTTTGTAAAACAGAATATATTGTTCCAACATGAGAATCTTTCTGAATATTTCTTTCTTGTCGGAATCAACCAAATCGGTAAAGAAATCTTTTACCTTTTGTCCAAACATCAAGGTATTCATAAATGATTTTGCTGGACAAATCAATCTTTCGATTTCAGGTAACACTTCTCTATGACCCGATTTAATATCGACCCCATTCATATTCAATACAACCGTATTCCCACGCTTTGTATATTTTTGATACCGATCAACTTGATATTGATCTTCATTGATTTTAAATTTGACCCATGTATGACAATTCTTCCCAACCACATTATTTACAACATCATCGCCACGTGCTCCTTTTGATGTAATGCCATAGAATGTGAAAGGTATTGCATCCAGAGACATGGTTTTACCAATTCCATTTGGACCGGTCATCAATGTGATTGTATCATTTGTAAATGTGTGAATCATGGGATCAATATAAGGACCATAATTTTCCATGCCGACTTCTTGAAATGTTATTTCTCTCATATTTCACACTCCTGAATAATATCGAATGCTTCCTTTGCATACAACTCCATTTGATCTTCTGGGACTTCTTTGATCTCTAAATACTTCTGTATCTTGTCGGCCTGACTCATTGAACTTGTAATCCCTCGATCTGTAATGTCCGCATCCGTTTTATCGACCACATTAAATTCACCTTTGAACTCTGTTAGATCGACTTTTTCCTTCATGATAACTTTCACATGATCGCCATCATCTCTGGCTTTTTTAGCAGCTGCCAATGCTGAGTCAACATCGCCTGCTTTGATTTCAATTTCAATATGTTTCTTGTATTTTGTAATCGGAACACTTTGAACATCAAGCGTGTCCGTATCAACAACTAAAAATCGTTTTTCATCTCCCTTTTCACCCCAATCCAATTGAATCAATGAACCAGAATAATATAGGGATATGTCCGACCTGATTATTTCTTGTGGTTTGTGATAATGACCGAGCAGAACCAACTTGTATCTTCCAACTAAATCTTTCAAAGATACATCTGCTACAATACTCAAACCTGAATTTAATATTCCCTCATCCAATCCGAAATGTGAAATTAAAATGTTTTCTTTGTTATCCATGATAATCTCAGGCAATTTTGTTGAATATGGGACAAATAATATTCCCTGCTCTTCCAAGCGATACGTTGTTGAATAAGGAATCCATTTTACATTACTAACATTCTCGAGAGGTCTCAATGCAGAAACTACATCATCACCCTTACCCGAAAGATCATGGTTCCCATCAATTACATAAAACTTTATCAAATCTGCAAAATCTGAAAAGTATTGTAGCATGATTTCCTGAGCGATGGCATAGATTACAGACTTCCCATGTAGAACATCTCCGCCGATTATTATGACTCGAATGTCATTATCGACACAATAATGTGCTATCTCGTACAATGCCTGCTTTATACTATGTAATCGCTCAGGAAGGTTGGATTCATCTTCAATTTTATCAGAACCGTATCTTGAAAGATGAATGTCGGCTGTATATGCAAATCTCATAGTTTGTTTTCATTTCCTTTTGTGGATTTTACTTCTGTCTGCGCCGGTTGATTTTCTTTTAATTGTTGCAGCTCTTCTTCTTGTGACATAATTTCAACTCCGCTGTCTTGTTGAAGCGACTTGGTTGACATGAATACTCCGCATGACGTAACTGCAATCGAAAACAAGATAGCAAGGATGAATACACATACTAACAATTCAATCAGTGTGAATCCTTTTCGGCTTCGTAACATAATTTAACTCCTTGGTTTGCTGTGTTGACAAGTTTATTGAGATCCATGTGATTCTTGAGGATGTCAATGATTTGCTCTTCTTTAACTCCGAAGATGGAATTATTTCCTTCTCCACCCATTTCTGAACTTGATACAACTAATCCGTTTCTCATACATATTTCTAATACTGCATAATAAACAGCTCCGGGTGTTCCCTCATCTCCATATTGCCATAGATATTCTCCGGTTTTCAATGTTTCAATTGATTGCTCAATATCATGAAATACATCATCATCAAACTCCGGATCATGTTCTGCATAATAATCGGTTCTATAATACTCTGCGGCTTCTTCACGATTCGCTTTAAACCGATTTGGAATAAATACAACATAAGCTGTTGATGAACTGTTTGTAATAAAATCAACCTTTATTTTCATTTTTCAACATTCCTGCTTTTGCCATTTCGTTTTGTATAAATTCAGCAAATTCATAGCACGCACTTCCACCAATGAATGACTTGGTACATGCAGAATCCACTAAGCAATTGAGGCATGGGCTACCCTCTCGGTGACACAATTCGTCAATTGCTTTACCTAACTTTGGAGTTTTACGAGTGGTCATACTCAATCTTGTCATCTGGGACTCCTATGTGCCTTATCAATTCCATTATTGAGAAGTTGTCCATTGAGCAATCTCCTTCAATTTTATCATCCGTAACTGTAATCGCCCACTCATCTAATTTACTAATATATCCGAAATCCAAACTCGGATCTATTTGCAAAAACATTTTGGCGGCTTCAATATGATCAATAATAAGAAGTTCTTGTAATGGGGTTAAATCACTTCTCAATATTGTAAAAGATGCACTTGAACTGTTTGTAATAAAGTCGACTTTTAATTTCATTCATCACCTCGTATTATTGACAAAGCAACGTCTTCGTCTATTTGTTTTAACTTACCATCCTTGTAAAGGATGTACTGAACTCTCCAACCCTTTTCTTCGTAGAATTTCCTTCTTCTGTGATATGTCCGGGATATATCATGACACCCATAATCGACCATGTCAATTATTATTGGAGTGTTTTTGTCTTTGTTTACTCTTGTTACCCTCCCTGCCAATTGCTCAATATTTGCAATCGGAGATGTCATTATAATTGTATCTTTCCACGGAGCATCAACACCATCTCGACATTTACCAGGTGTGGCAAATGTATGTTGACTATCAAGAGTTTTCAATCCTCCTGATCCACAGAATTTTGCTTTACTTGATGATGGCATCCAATTGTATAAATCTTCAATCAACTTGATTCTTTCAGCAATACAGATTGTTTGCCGATCATCTTTAAACCGTCCTAATAAACCCCTCACAACCGCTATAAACGGTTTTGATTTCTTAATTAGATTAAGATACCTGGCACGCTGGAACTCACCGCCCCACCGTATATACTTCGTCCTCTGGGGTGTATCTATTTGATAATCCAACATCATAACTGTCACTCTGGGTTCCATTGTCCCTTGTGTGTCCTCATCTGAAAATATCTCTCCAAGATGATATTCAATTATGTCTGCATTTCCATCATATCGGTATGGAGTTGCACTCAATCCGTATGTGTACTTTGAAGGCATGTGAATGGAACACTCTGAAAATGTCGGTGCACCAACTGTTGTGTGAACCTCATCCCCTACAAATATTCCTATATTTGCTTCATTGAGTTTAATAAGAAAGTCTTTACGCTTTCTTTTCAATAATGATAGGAACGTTTGAGTTGTTGCTATAATGATTGGTTTATCCAAATCGTCTTCAAATGTTGCGCTTGACAATCTTGCAATGTCCTCATCTTGCAAATCAGTGAATTGTTTTAATCTGTTTCTCCATTGTTTTGCAAGCGGGTCACGATGGACAAGGATTAATGATTTCCTTTTCCTTTCAGCGATCATATAAATTGTGATAACTGTTTTTCCAACACCTGGTGATAATTGAAGTATGCCATTTTCGTTATTCATCATATACTCAATGGCTCTTTCTTGAACTTCTCCTCTCGGTGTAATGTTGTGATTTATATTAATTTTTTCTCCATGATGCCTATGATCATGAATTTCATAATTCCGCATATAATCATGGAGTGGGAAGTTCCTCGGAATTAAGAGAAACTTCTCCGACTCCAAATAAAATGTATTGATTATCATTGCAGAATTTCCATATGATCGCGTTCTTCTTTCCAACTTTTCTTTTATATTTACATATTCTCTTGTGTTTCGATGCTTTGTTGGGATTAATATTCCAGAACGCTTTAAGATTTCCATTTATGCAAATCTTGCCGGATCGTCCTCTGAGTATGTGGCTTTTGAATTTTCATTTTCAAAGACTGTCACATAATCCATGAGCACTTCCGGATACATCTTTTTCAATGCATCGGAAACTGTTTTATAAATTTCTTCCGATAACTTTTCTGCTGTTGGGTCATGATCTACCGTAATGACATTCATCCCCAACTCTTTCAGCTGTTCTCCCAAATCTGCATCTGTTTCATTCAATAGCAAGCAATGATCAAGCTTGTCAAGAAACCCACTAACCAATGCTTTTAAATTTGAAAAGTCAATGATCATATCATCGTCATTTAATGCTGCTGCTTTAACTCCAATCAATACTGTGAAGTTGTGGCCATGCATTGAAAAACACTTTCCTCTGTGCTTACTCAATCTATGACCCATCGGAAATGTAAACCTCTTTTCGATTCTGTACATATATTAAATCTCCTTATATTGATCTAACACATAATCAGTTAGATTTTGTAGATTTTCAGCAAATACTGCTAATTTATTTTGTAACTCGGTGGTGTCTGTGTCCAGAGTCATCAATTTACTGATGCGATATTTATTAATCATTTCCAGCGCAGTTTCTTTATCCACCGGTGTTTCTTTCGCAATTGTATCAAGGGTTGTCGGGATATCCCAATTGTTCTGAATACAATGACTCAATGGTTTTCGGATCATTTCTAATGTATTGTACTCAGTGATTTTGCCATTCAATTTTGATATCTCGTGGTTTAACATTGCTTCGTTCATCTCTGTGAACATATTGTATGTATCTAACAACATTTGGTCAATGGGTTTCACTAAAACTTTGTGATTGATATCCACGACCGTTGTTTCAAATGATATTGTTCCCTTGACTGCTCCCTTGAGTTTCACAAGGAATTCTTGATAAATTTTGTCTCTGTTCCTCTCCCGTAATACTTGAAATACAATTTTTGTTTCATCAACTGAAAGGTCTGTAAATCCGACCATGCCGGAATCCAATTCAGCTGAGAATTTGTTTAACATAGATTCAAATCTTTTACCAGGTGGCCATGATTTTAGAGTCAATGTATTGTTTCTTGTGTTTTCTTCAACGATCCCCTCAACTTCAATCTTGGCCTTCCCCGTTGTTAGCAACGACTCAACAACATCGGATGTAGAAGTTATTGTACAATCTGTTATTGGATTGATTATTGGTTTTCTTTTTCTGATTCCCAACAACCACAATAATCTTTGATGTAAATCTTTTAATTCATAACAAGGGATGAATGTTTTGAATCCGAATCCGATTCCTTGTGTATATTCGCTTCCCATCAAACATACAGGAAACATTGTTGGTAGAAACAGCGATTCTTTATCGCCAAGCTCTGTTTCAACAATTGGTGCATGATCAATATACTTAAATGCAAGATCAAGAATTTTTGGACTGATTTTACATTCCGTGTATCTTGGAGCGGCTGGTCCAACTGGCTCTACCCCAACATTTGAACCGAAATTTCCTTGACCGGTTAAAAATCCTTGACGAACCAATTGAACAATTGTGCCATAACATTCACCATGTGGATGATAATGACCAATTGTATATGCATCAACTTGCCGCGATTTTACAAACTTTTGTCTCGCGATTTTATAAGCTGACAACAGAACTCTCCGCTCAACAGGTTTTAACCCATCAATATCTAATGGAAAGTTTCGATAATTTGAATATTGACCGTAATCTCTATATAGATGCGGTAAGTTTTTGTCCATATGATTCCTTGTCCTCAAAGCATACTTGCTCGATCATTTGTGGGAATATGGGAGGTCCAAGATAACAATTTGCATCAATAAGACTTTCTCCCTGAATCACTTTAACAGGATCCATTAAATCGCCACCTTCAATTGACATATAAACCTTCTCATGTTCTGGACTGAAGATGTATGCGTAATCTGTCATGCGACTGTCAGGCCATTCCCAAGGCCATTGACACACATGATTTGCTACAATTCCTTCACAGAAATTAATATAATCTATGACCATTTCTTCATACATTGTTCGATTCACTTGAAGCAGAATAGGAGTTGATACAGCCCAGACTTCCCCGCATCTTGAAACACTCCCAATCCAATCTGCTTGACTTCCCATTCCAACATAGAAATCAGCTTTGTTCATCGTTCATCCTCTCTAAAATTCCTGCAAAGCTGGGAACGTCGCCGTTTTCAATAATTTTTTGATCTTCGTATGGATTTAACAATCTTCGTCTAAGTTCCGCTTCTGCATCATGTACTGCGTCAATCCATTCGGACATTTTTGTATATGATATCCGATCACTATCCAAGATTAATTTTCCTACTAATTGACATATTGCATAATTAAGATCACCTTTTGTTAATATGTAAAGCCTCAGATCTTCTATCGCATCTGTCATTTCATTTTTTTCTTTATCTGGAATATATGGCATTTTATGTGCCCCTGTTCAGGTTACATTTGATGACCTTCTTTCCTTTTGGTGGAAACATGATTTTGGGTTTCCCTTTGCCCCACGAACATACGAATTGACCTTGATCGTTCGCTGAGCATAAATCACATGTACCGCAATCAATCGTTATTGTCTTTTTTCTCATACAACCAATTTCCTTTTCTCTTCGGCACTTGAAAACAACTTTTCGAGTTGTCCGATATCTTTGCTGTATTTGATTGGAACAAGATTTCGAGTCTTAACATCTAATAAACATATTTTCAATTGCTTTGGAGACAATTCCCCAAGACCTTTAAATCGTGTTATGTTTCGACCCTCTTTTCTTGCTTTCTCTAATTCAGCATCATTCCATAATGGGATGAATGACTTCTTTTCATTAATAGCAAACAATGGAGTTTGTGCAATATAATATCTGCCCGTTTTCACAACTTCAGGCATCAATGTTGCAATTACCATTGTTACAAGACATGCAATGTGATTCCCGTCATGATCAGCATCGGTTGCACATATGATTTTGTTGTATCTCATTTTATTGATATTAAAATGTGTATCAACTCCTGCCCCGACTGCCTTGACCAATTCCCCAACCTCTTTATTTGCTAATATGTTTTTCTTGGTTGTTACATTTGGAATTGATTTCCCTTTCAATGGAAGGATTGCATGTAACGCTGGGTTTCTTGATTGAATAATTGACCCGCCCGCTGAGTCACCTTCTACAATATATAATTCACCTTGACGAGAAGTGCAATCCCGCAATTTCGTGAATTTTGTTGATGCTCGTTTTCCTCCAGCAGTCTTCTTGACAAATTTCTTTGAATCAAGCTTGACTCTATAATCCTGAAATCTTTGCATATAATCCAACAACAATGGTTCTGATTGTTGTGCAAATGTTTCAAGCTGCTTTTTAAATTCGACCATAAACTTGTCAAAATAACTTTTTACATTGATTAACGAGTCTTTTGTTTGGCCTGAGAATTTGGGTTCGACCAAACTCAACATGAAATATGCTCGTAGTCTATGTAATGCATCTGTTGGTTGAAATGTGAATCCATGCTTTTTTGCTTGTTTTTGAAAGAACTCTTTGAGAACATCATAGAAAGCATTTACATGTGACCCACCTTGTTTAACGGGTAGAAGATTAACGGATGATATTATCCTTGGACTTGCTGCACCGGCTGGTTCGTATGTGAATAATACATTAAACTTCTCCGGTTTCTTTTCAGCATGTAAATATGTAACAGTGATTTTATCTCGTGTTGACAAACACTCTTTTGCAAAATGAGTTGTCATATCACGCTTGATCACTTCTTGTTTTCCATCAACTGATAATACAAATACAATATCTTTGTCCATCTCGGCTGAAGCTGTTGTTAGGCGTCGCCTGATACGATTTGTGTCTGGAATGACACTATCGAAATATTTTTTACTCGGTTTAAATTCGATTTTTGTTGAGAATGGAACTTCATCTGTATGCTTTGATATTTTCTTCTTTTTCAATTTTGCATTTTTAAATTCATATATTGCATACTGTTTATTTCGATAAACTTCAACTTGATAATCTGTACTCAAGGCATTTACAGCTACCAAACCAACACCATGAAGACCTGAACTGATTTGATATGCTGATTTCTTATCTTGAAATTTTGCTCCTGAGAATAATTTTGCAGAGATAGTAATCGGGGTATCTTCTTCGATAGGGATGCCCCGACCATTATCTAAAACCGAGTACACATTTGTTTTCGTATCAATAAGGACTGCAACTATTTTTGCATAGCCTGCCAGCGCTTCATCGAGTGCGTTATCAAGAGCTTCCTCGACCAAATGAACAGGATTGCTTGTTTCCCCAATATACATACCGGGGTTTAATCGAATATGCTCTACTTCCTCAAGGACTCTTACATCCTTTGCACCGTATTGCGCCATACTTAATCTCCATTTTTTCTGTTTCGATTTATGTGTGTTTGTCTTATAACAATTAGATAATATGATATAGCAATGGGAAACAGCAGGAGAAGCGGGTTTTGCGCTTCCCCTGCAAGTCTCACCAATGACCATATCAGATACCATATGAATATCTGAATGATTATGTTAAACATCATATATGCACCACAAATCCCGTTTGATTCACATTCTTTGCTGAACCGTCTTTTGTGATTACCCAGATGATTTTCTTTGGAAGCTTCTTCCTTGAAATTGCGTTAATATCTTCTGTGTAACCATCAGTAAAAGCAAGGCATACATCACAACCGATTTCCTTCGCTCTATAAAGACCGGGACCCAAAGTCGTGCCACCACGACCCTTTATGTTGAATTGAATATCTCGAACCTTTTTACAGACATACTCTTTTTCAACACCAGCATCAACTTCAAGGACTGTGGTAGAACAATGTCTGTCCTTTTCGAGTATGTTCTTAATTCCTGATAGACCTTCCTTAACATCGTCGTTGCTCATACTACCTGATGTATCAATGAGCACAACAATATCAAATGTGAAATCCCTTTGTTTACCTGGAAAGGGAGATATTATAGGAAGGTTTTGATCTTTTAAATGAAATGCATATGTCCGCTTACGATTGATTCTGGTTGGCGATCTTTTGAACTTACTTAACCGAGAACCACGCACCAACTTTCTGATAATTTGATAATATGGAGCTTTTGGCGGAGCAAGGTTTGCATCTATAAGCTCAGCAATGTGCGCCGGAAGTCTTCCTCGATCTTTGTTGAACGACTTGACTGATTCTTTAACAAGACGTCTTACATGTTGATCGACTTTTCTGGCGAGCGCATCAATGTCTGGCACACCTTTTAGATTCTCCATCCATTTTCCATGATCACCAATGGCTGGACCTTCACCTTTACCGTTGCCTTTGCCCTTTCCACCACCACCCATTGGGGGAGGCATCTGCTCGAGCAATTTCAAATAATACCACTCGGACAATTTATCCTTGGGCAAATTCATGGTTTCGGGTAAACATATCGGCCACTTTTTTCCATTGATCATAAAGTCGTCTTTGAAACGACCCTGTTGATTAACTGCACAATCAGCAGCTTTATTCCAAATTCTTGCTTTAATAGCCTTTTTATACATGTCTGTTTCATTTGATAATATTTTTATCAGACGCGGAATATGTTTATTTAAGAGATGCAAACCTTCATGTTCGATAACCTTTGTAACATTTGCATCATCTGTTCCGTCCACTAATTCAGGACGGTAGTAGAGGCATATGGTTCCATCGGGTTCAGGAGCAACTCCCATAATTGACGGAAGATGTGGATCTGATTTTCTCCTGACTCGTGAAAACAAATACCCCCAGTAATTATATTTTAAAACAAATCGAGCAATTAAATTTTTAAGCCTCTCGGAGGTATCCTGCATATG